CGACGGCTCCCTTGACTTGGTGCGGGATTTAGGCCTGCGGGAGATGGACGTCAACGTGGTTCCTTACAATGAAGTGCTCCGGCTGGGCAAACTCAATTTCATTCACGGCTGGTTCACTAACAAGTACCACGCCATGAAGCATTTGAACGAAATGGGAGACCACATCTTCTACGGGCACACGCACGACCACCAAGTGGTGATAAAGCGTGTCCGGTCGGAGAGGGAGCCGTACATTGCTATGTCCCTCGGCTGTCTGTGCGACTTGAACCCGGACTACATGCGGAACCAGCCCACAAACTGGATTAATGGGTTTGGCTTATTCGAGGTCAGGTCGGGTGGCTACTTCACGCCGTTGTTTATTCCGATTGTGAGGGGGGAATTTACTTATGCGGGCGTACGCTACACGGGCTAAAGTGGTCGATATCCGCGGCAGGATGATGGTGGTCGACGGCGAGTTGATTATCATCGCCAGCGTCTACCGCAAGCTCAAAGCCATCGGCTACGACGTGTCTTACACACATCTTACTAAAGTGTTTAAAGGGACCCGCCGACCTAGCGTGTCCCTTCTGAGAGCTTTGGCCAAAGTGTTGAACCGCACGGTGGACAAGGTCTTGGTTCTGTTAGACAAAACCGCCAAAGGGGAGTTCAAGACTGCCACTCATGTACAAATCTGAGTTTTCGGCCTCGCAAGCCGGGCAGAGTCGGTCGTGTGGCCCCTCCGAATAGAACTCTTTTCCACACTTTAGGCATTTGGGCGGCGTTCCGTACGACGTGAGCCAGCCATCCCAAGGGTCCCTGGACATGGGACCCTTTTCTTCTGCCATGTTTTTGGCAAGGCGCCGGGCTTCCTCCAGGGTGGTGGCCTTCATGAGTCTTTGGAGTGTTCGGTTCCAGTGCTTCTCTAGCGGCCTGCATTTGCTACAAGCAATGTGGTCGCGCCTCCATGTCCGGAATTCTCCTTTGCAGAAAAAGCATGTCATTTTAATCCCCTTCGCCATCTCGCTTGTACCTCTCCTCTAAAGCTGTGCCGATTGCCTCCGGGCAAGACGGTATCCCTAGAACCGGGTTGCTGGTAGAGCATTGCATCCCTTTCAAGTATTTGGCTATTTTCAGCGGGTCTGCGCCGTGCTGCAAGGCGAATGAGATAACCAGGGCCAAACTCTGCATGAGGGCCTTGGCGCAAGTCCCGCTTTTGCCGATTTCGGCCCGGACTTCCGGGTAGTCTTCCTCGGAGATGGTAATGTAAATGTTCCCGCATCCAGTCCTGACTCGGTGAGTGCGGGTCTTCAGCGTTCTGGGTCGTTTCTTTCCCATCTTTACACTGCTTTCTTCTTTAAAGACAAAAGGATTAGAGGGTGGGGTTTCCTGAAGTAAAACGTAGGAAAGTCGGGGCAATCCTCGCTACCGGTGGCGTTCCAGAAGAGCAGACCTGGGAACCGCTTGGATTCCTTCACCTCGTCTATCCTTCCGTGGCAACCGAGTGCCCCGAGAAATTCAAGTGCCTCTCTTTCACGCAGGAACTTCATACGTATTTACCACCACCATACGTGTCTACAGTATGGACACCGATGAGCTCGGTGCACCCTCACTCCTATTTCGTCGGAAATGCATAATACCGGCGTAACTCCACTTACTAACTCCCATTGGGGTACAGAGTAGAAATGCCTTGTCTCCAAGCCCTCGGAGTTTGTACAGCAGCCGCCTTGGTCAAACGACATCGGGTCTTCTTTCTTTATCCGTGCAATAATCTCCCGAGTTTTAGCTGCTCCTTTAATAAGTGTGTAGTAATCTTCTCCCTCTAAGGTATCAATCCATCCAGGCATCACTCTTCCCTCCCCAAAGACCTAATGCCTTCTGTATTTTAAGGCTCACTACCCGGTACAGTTGAAGGGACAAACATGCTTGCAATGTTAAGGTAGTATTATTAGGGTTTTCCGTCATCTCGATTAATGTGCTGAAAAACAGGAAGGTAGCCATTCCTTTTTATCCTCCATCAGTGTTTAAAAGCTTCGTCTCCATATTTCCTAAATGGGCACTCTCCCACCCTGTGTTTACCGAAGTAGAACTTGCCGTCCTTCGTGGCAGCCAAACACTCCGCTTTTATTATCCTTTTAAAGAGCCGGAAGAGGAGGCCGTTACAGGCCACAGGCAGGAAATGCCATGTGCCCCGAACATTATCAGCCGGAAGAGAAGGATAATCCCAATGCATGCTGTGTGATGCATATACCGTAGAAGACTCGAGAAGCCCAAAAAACGTGGATTTCACAAGCGCTCGCCATGTCATCTCGGCGAGACGGACTTTAAATTCCTTCTCACTTATCTCTTTCATGGCGCTGCTCCTGCATCCTTTCGAAGCAAGTTCTGCTTATCTTCCAGTTCTCAGGGTCGACTCTCCCGTCGATATAGAACCTCGTTGCTGAGGTTCCGCAGGCGAAAGAAGCGACTCCTGTCTCGGGTGCCCCGCAGAATGGACACCTACGAGGCATAACTACCCCTCCTTTCTGAGCACCCAGAAATACGAATGGTACTTCCGGGCGTGTCTCTGCCGTTTGTGTTTTGGGTGCATCATGCGGAACTTGGCCAGCAGGATAAACAAGTCAATCGGTTTGAACCCAATGGCGACGGCCAGGTTGTACACTTCGCAATGGGTAAAGTTGTTGACGCCGCTTAGCACGCCGTCTTGGCACTTGAACACCAGCCAGCCATCCCGCACCAGCACCCGGTAGAACTCCATCATGGCCAGGGCGTAGAATTTCCACAAATCCCGGATTGTCCCCACCAATTCCCCGAATCTGGCCTTGAGTGCCGCCCCAGGCCCGGTTCTGGCCATGAACGGCGGGTCGAACACGATGCTTTCCACGCTCTCTGCTGCAAGCGGCAGTCGGCGGCAATCCGCTTGCACAACGCCGGGGACCAGAGGCACCAAGTCGAACTTCAATTCCGGCTCCGGCACGCCGTCCCGGTAGAAGTTGCCCTTCCCATAGGTTACGTCGCAGTGGAATGGGCCAGTGTGGAGTTGGATTATCCACTTCAAGATATCGTGTTGGTCATAACTTATGGAAGGGATGATATTACTGCTCATAACCTATGACGAGGGCCACGAGAGCGGCCCACACCGCGAGAATGATGAAGTACAGGTTCACCATTGTATATCTCCTATTCGTAGCTCAGCCGGTAGGAGCGGAACGGGCACAGCCCTGGACGGTGCCTGCCGACGTACCCGCAATTTTCGGTTTCTACCAGGCAAATCACGTCTTTGTTCTCGAAGTTCCGCTTGTCACACCCAGCGGCAGTGAAATGAGCGACTTCGAAGCCCCTCTCGTCATAATGGGACGCGTATCCCACCACGTCTGCTTGATTGTCCTGCTCCCAGTGGTGCACAAAGAGGGTCTGCCTCCCCTTCCCGCCGCTTAATCGACGGGCCGCTTTGAAAAGGCCTTCTTTCAGCTTTAGGAATTCGCCAGCATCCACGATTTTGTAGCCGTCAATCATTTTTCTTTACCTCCGCTTGGTACCGGTCGTCTAAATCCGGCCTGGTCTCCGAGAAGTGGAGCAGGGCCATAATGTTCCAGAAAGCGTGGGCCAGGTGGTCTTCCTCTTTATCCCTCTGTGCGAAAAGATAAAGGTGACGGATGGCCCGGTTCAGCAGGTCGGAGAAGGGAATACCCTGTACCCAGTTCCATTCTCCGTACTTTGCCGCCCCCTCGGCGCAAGTTTCGGCCAGCCGCCGCAGGGCGAAAGGGCTGATAAGGTCGAACCGTTGCGGTCTCGCCAGTGCTTGCCGTACTGCACCGGATTCAAAACGGTGAATGTTACCCTCGTTCATGTCCGGCTTCTCCTTTGGCGTTCTGTCTCTGTAAACCCGAAATGGGCATTGCCCCACCTTGTGTGTTCCTTTGAACCACTTATTGAGGCTGGGGTTGTAGGCCAAGCATTCCACCACGTCGCCGGGTTGAAGCAACCAGCAAGGCACATTGCTGAAGTGAAGCGTTTTCCAGCCTTTCAAAAGACGGCTCGGGTACAAACCGAGGTCGCCCATGGACAGGTAAGCCCGCGGATGCCTTCCGACGACTCCAGGCGTCCCCGCCAGCTTGTGGGCTTTCTCCACCATTTCTTGGAGCAGCTTTTGGAATGACTCGGGCGAAAGCTCCTGCATGTTTTACTCACCTCCCCAGATAACGCCGCCAGGGACACTCTCCTACTTTGTGCTTTGTGTAGTAAGCGCCATTTGGTGTGTAAGCGAGGCACTTGACTTTGAAAAGACGGAGAATCAAGTACAAGAGCCGGAACAGGCGCCCGTTACAGGCTATCGGTACGTAATGCCATGTTACATGACCGTCATGGGGCTCCGAGGGACAAGAATGGTGCCCGTCACATGACAAGTAACAGCCGAAGCTCTGCCTGGTGATGCTCATATGTTTCCACAACGCTTCTGCTTCCCACGATGCCAGCGTCTTCATATATTCTTCTTCAGTCAGCTTTCTCATAGCGGTCGCCCTCCTTCGCAGCGCAAAGAGCACATTTGCCTTGCTTCAATTCTTTGGTGTAAGCCCCACATTTGCCACATTTCACGAAGCAATCCCGGTTTATTTTTTGGCAGTTCGGTGGAATTTTGTTACAATCCATCGCCCGCCCTCCATAATCGTGATTTCAACCCTCTCTCGGAACACCAGCTTGAGCTTCCCCGGCTCGTAGCTGGTGCTGGGCTTAATGTAGTTGGTAAACCAGCCCTCATGGCCGTATTTGCGCCGACTAAGGTACCTGGCTGCTCGTACTAGGCCGCGAATCAGTTGCTCGTCAGTATTTGCCTTCTCGGAGGAGGATTCCGCAGCGGGTTGCCATCTGCCTGGACAGTTCATCGTAGAACTCCCCTTTCCCCGGCGGCACCACCACTTCCTTAATGCCAGCATTAATGATGGCCCCCATGCACCATTTGCATGGAAAGACTGTGTTTAGGTACAATGTGGCCCCCCTGAGCGACACGCCGACCCTGGCTGCATTCACGATAGCGTTGACCTCAGCGTGGGTCGCCGGGCAATACTCCAGTCCCTCCCCTGACTTGTATCCCATCTCCCGGCGAGGACACGGCGGCCCCGGACAATGCGGGAACTGCCTGGGCGGGCCGTTATAGCCAACCGACAATACCGTGTGGTCAGGCGCTGCGATGACGCACCCCACTTTGCGGCTGTGACACTTCGATTTACGGCTGACTATTTGAGCAAGCTCCAAGAAGTATCTGTCCCACGTCATTTCCGACACACGCCCATTCACGGGGAGGGGGGTAGTACCCGTACTGCTCGTCTCCCACGCATTTCTTTGAGCTCGCTAAGGAGCTTCTCCAAAAAGGTGATTATCTCCGCTTTGGGTCCTTCGAGGCGGATAGGGGGCAGTTTAAGATAAGGCCGCTTCGACTGCATCGATATTGCGACATAGCCCGACTTGGGGTCCGGGTTTTCTATCCGCGCTTCCCTTAAGGCGAACTGGCCGTTCCTTCCTCGGCAGTTAATCATTTTCCCTCTCACTTTCCTTTCCGATACATCCTGAATGGGCATTTTCCGACTGGGTGTCTCGTGAGGAAGTGTTTCCTCTCTCTGGTGTCGTAGGCCAAGCAGGTAACTATGTCACCATCCCTCAGCTTGCTGCACGGCAGACTGGTGTAGTGGTAAGTGTGAAGGTATTTCACCGGCGTTGATGGATAAGCTGGGTGTTCCCTGGTGCTAATGTAGCTGCTGGGCACTTCTCTGAGTGTTTCACACTTCCTCCTGGCCAGAGTTATCAATTTGGTCAGTATCTCGGTCGCTTTCTTCTCGCTGATTTCGTTGACCCTCACGGTAGCCCTCCCTCAGAAAGAAATCGTAAGCACCGCAAGCAAGGCTGAGGGTGTCAATGTCTCCATCATGCTGTCTGAGGTAAGCTGCGTTTTCCTTCATCCATTGTTTTACGTCTTGCCACTTGCAGGTGAAACCATGCCAATCGGCGAAGCGGCTGAGGCACTCGTACCCCACGCAGATTAGCAACGCCCACCTGAAGGCGTCTGAGCCAGGGTCCTGCTCCGGCGCGTGGGACCTTGCCGCCTTCAGAACCCGAAAGGCGTCCTCACTACCGAACCTCTCCACAAAGGATTTCCACAGTGGGCTCTTCATTCCATGTCCCCCCATCTCTTTCCTCGTTTTATGTCCACCGTCACGGGGACTTTTAACTCTACCGCTCCTTCCATCACGGCCTTGATTTTCGGGGCCACTTTGTCCGCCAAGGCTTCGATGACCTCCCACATCAAATCGTCGTGAATCATGACCAGGGGTACCACGTGCTTTCTCTTGGCCCGCAAGCTCCGATAGTAAGGGACCAGCAGCCCCATCGCCGTTTTCATGATTCCGACAGCAGTTGATTGAATCGGCATGTTCCCGGCATTCCGCAGGCCTTTCTCCACAATGTAGCCAAAGTACGACCGGACCTCGGGAATGAGCCGCCGCCGCCCAAACATGTCGGTCACGTAGCCGTGCCGCCATGCTTGCCTGTGGACGGCCTGCATAAAGTCCCGGACCCCAGGAAAGAAGTCCAGCCACGTGTCGATGAATTTCTGGGCCGTCTTCTCGTCCCAGCCGGTGTATTCGGCCAGCTTCTTGGCAGTGATGCCGTAAGCGATGCCGAAGTTGACTGCCTTGGCGGCTTGGCGCTGCTCCTTGGTCACCTCGTTGACAGGTACACCAAAACAAAGGGCGGCGGTCTCCGTATGTAAGTCTTTCCCCTCCCGGAAGAAGGCTATCATTCTCCGGTCTCCGCTCATGTGGGCCAAGACCCGGAGCTCGATTTGCGAGTAGTCGAAGCTCAAAAACACGCAACCGGGCCGGGCCACGAAGACATTTCGGAGTGCCTTGGCGTCCGGTGAGTGGTGTGGGACTGTCAGAAGCAGGCTGGCCGCCGGTCTCCCGGTAGCCGTCTTGACCATGTTTATCTGGTCTCGAACCACGCCGTCGTTGGCAGACATTTCCAAGATGCGTTCCAAGAATGACCCGCAGAGCTTGTCCAGTTCCCGATATCTCAGTATCTTCTCCACAATCGGGTGGTTCAGAGCCCCCAAAGCTTCTTTGCTGGTTGACGGATTCCGGCTTTTCTTAGTCTTCTTGGGCGCCCGGAGCCCCAGTTTTTTGTAGAGGAGTTCCCCTACCTGGCTTTCGGAGCATGGGTTCACGTAGTAGCCTATATCGTCTTTTATGCTCTCCAGGATGGCATCTTGTTCCTGCCGGTAGGTGGCCATCAACCTCTTGGCGTAGTCACGGTCTACAAGGAAACCAGTCCGCTCCATGTCAGCTATCATCGGCAGGGCGGCCTGGTCGATTGTCAAGGCCTTGTGCTGACGGGACCACACGATTCTTTCCTTCAGAATCGGGAATATTCTGAATGTGGCGTCTGCATCTCGGGCGGCATATTCGACAGCGACTCCCTCATCTATGGCATCCAGCCCCGGTAATTTGACAGGCCACCTCTCCATTGGGTCCGGAACTTTGCCTTTTTCCAAGTCGGCCAGGAATTTCTTGGCCCGCCACGATTCGCTTCGAGGTTGCCTCCACCGGATTTGACCATCTTTGATTTCACGGACCGGCGGCGGCTCGGGCAGATTTGCCTCGGCTACTTTCCGCGCGTCTTGAATTATTCGGTTCAACAGGGCGGGGGAGACCACCTCGTCGTATGTCTGCATCTTCATTCCGGCCAGCCGGAGAGCCAATGCCTTGAGGCCCCGAGGCAAATCCCCCAGGAGGTGAGCCATGAGCATGGTGTCGTACCACGCGGGAAGGGAAAAGCCTAGGGCCTCAAGGATTGGCAGGTCAAATTTGGCGTTGTGCAAGACGACGATTCGCTCCCGCACGTACCGTTTCAGTTCGCGTAGCGCCTGGTCGTCACTAACTCGGATGACATTTCCCGTGCCGGGCGCTGTCGAATATTGGATGAACAGCGGATTGCCCTCAGAATCCAATTCCGTGTCAATGGCCACCACGGTGGCTTTTTTATCCAAAGGTAGCGGGCTTGTGACCAGCCGATACGTAGGCTCCGGGTATTTGTCAGCGAAGTCCTCCGGCCGCGATTTCGATTTAATGACGTCCGCTAAAGCCGTGAACCCTTGCATTATCTGGGTCATCATTCTGCCGTCGTGCAACCCCGCCGCCGGGTGGTAGCATGGCACTACCACGATGCTGCCCACACGGTGCGGAATGCCGTAGACCATCTCCATTCCCACCTCGCTACCTAGGAGGCAGCGGGTGGCAATGTGTCCCAGGGCGCCGATGACAGTACCGGGTGGGCATTTGCTCATCTCCGCCTGCAAATGGACAGAACAGGCGGCTATCTCGTCCGGCTTCGGGTCCCTGTTGCCAGGGGGTCGGCACTTTACGACGTTGGTTATGTAGAAATCCTGCCGGGACAGGCCGACACGGGTCAAGTAGTTGTTCAACTCCAGACCAGCCTTGCCAACAAACGGTACCCCCTTGCGTTCTTCTTCTTCACCCGGAGCTTCGCCTATCAGCCAAAACCTGCTTCGAGGGTCTCCGCTTCCAGGAACCGGCGTCGTCTTTCTGCCTAAAGCACACCTTTTGCAGTACATCATTGCAGGACCGCTGCTTCTCCTCTCCTGTACACGAGTTCATCTTCTTGGCAGACGAACCAAGCCTTAACCACCAAACCGATGACCTCAGACAGGCTGACATCCGGCAATGCAACCTTCAGAGACTGCACGAACATGTGTGCCAGGTTCCCTGCCTTCAAACCCCCGCCGGTGATGCCGCCGTAAAGGTCTGCTTCCTTAAGCCAAAAGAGAAAAGCATACTCGAAGTCGTCTTTCTCCTCGGCCTTGGCAGACAAGAAGTCTTCAATCCCCTTCAACCACTCAAGGTCTCTTTCGCGCTGGCTCATAGTTCTATGATTCCCTCCTCCATTGCTTGTATCTGCTCCGGGGTAGGCGGCTCCGGGTCGGTGAAGCCAGCCGTCACCCGATAGAGCCACTTGGCTCGTTCTTCCTCAAGCTGCTTCTCCCTACGTCTCAGGAATGTATCGACGACTGCGTTCTTCATCCACCTTCTCCTGCATTCTGCTGAGGCAGGTCGCTGAGATTTTCCACTCTTCCGGCGGTTGCTTGTCATCTAAGTAAAACTTCATCGCCATTGTGCCGCAGGAGAAATGGTACAGACCAATTTCCGGGGCTCCACAGAACGGACACTTATGCTCCACTTGCAGTCACCCCCCCGGACGGATATTCCCGAAAAGGGCACTCCCCGACAGCGTGAACGGCTTTCCTGACCTCGCCGTCATCCATCAAGGCGAAAGAAACCGCCTCTCTTGCCCTAAAACAATGCGTGAAAGTGAAAAGCACCACCTTCTTGACCCCTGGCTTCAAGAAAGACGTCGCAGCCGTCATGAGCAAGCAATAATTTACGGAGCACTTACTCTCTACCCACATTACATCTCCCCAGCCAGGGACGTCGTCCCCGTAAATGTACCGCTCGGCGAACCTGGCCAAGGTAGAGACGGAGTTGCCCCTCAGCCAGACACGCAAACCCCACCACCAACCACGTAACTTGTTCAACATCTCAAGGACCTCCACACATTTTTTCCCAACACCTTGCCGATGCCGGGAATCTGCTGCCATTCATGCTGGTCGGCATTGACCATGTCCACCACGGTTTTGAACCTCTCAGCCACTGCTTGCGCCCGGACTGCCCCGATTCCTGGCAATTGGGCCGCTATTTTGAGCAAGAGGGATGGCTTTTCGAGCGGCAGGTGGACTCGCGGCAGGCTCACCTTCCTGCCGTGCTCCGGCCAGGGTTTCTGCCACCACTTCCACAAGTCAACCAGCAGCTTGGCTGTGTCTTGGGGGTACATGGTATGCCAGGGGATAATGCCCACGACTACGGCCAGACTGTTCAGAATCGAATGGACCCGACCGCCAGGGAAATTGAACCGCTTCCATCGGCGGCCTACCAGGACCTCGGTATGCCGAGCCCTGGGTTTGTAAAGCCCTTCGACCACCAGGTACACGTAATCGTAGGTCTCCAGCATGCCGTGAAGTTGATGACCCAGAAACCGGTCTATGCCGTAGATGAAGTCCACCATACGTTTTCTCTCTACTCCCACCCGGACCTTCTTGCCGTTCGGCCCCAAACCGTGGAAGCAGAAGTCGCCGAAGTTCAATTTGGTTCTCCGGGCAATACCGGGCGGGAGCAGTGGGGCGATATCTGCACTCCCGACCCGTTTGTCCACCAAAATCAACAGTTTCCCTCCACCTCGCCGACCCCCTGCATAAGGTCGGCCAGCTTCAGCAGTTGGGGCCTGGTTCCTTGCAGCCCCACTTTCAGGTCGTTGGTTTCTGGGTGGTGAATAACAGCGAATACCACTACCCCTTCCTTTTCCGCCACGTTCAATAGACTTGAAAGCATTTTCATCGTGCTATTCATAAGCCATCTCCAACAACGTGTTGAAATTGGGATTTTTGACCTTGACCCCGGCCAGCATCGGGTTATGCCGAGAATAGTCGATAGTCGCTGCGAAGCCGCCTTTCGGGTCGTAAACCGTGGTGACACCCATCTGGGCGTTGTATGGCACGTCCTTCATACAAGCCACAACTTTGCGGCCCGTGGGATTGCCATCTATCCACTCTTCCCGGACTTTGTGGACCATGATAATGTGCTTGTCCACGAGCTTCGCCTTCCGCAGGATAGACCGGAAAATGGCGTTCACTTCAGGGTAATATTGGGGCATTACCCTGGTCAGGTCCCGTATCTTCTCGTTTTTGGCGAAGTGGGCCAACCGTGCCAGTTCCCACGCCTCGGTGAAGGTGTCGTACACGATGGTCTGTGCTTCCCGCAGGGCTTCCTCGTTGGCTTGGACAAACTTCTCCCATTCTCTGGCAAAAACTGCCCGGTTTCCGGCATTCTCGGTCAAAAGAAAGCCGCCGGGGGTCATCTCAATGACAAAGACGTCGTCCCGGTCCAGCTTGGGCAACACACCCTCCAGGCCCCAGTCGAAGTCAAAATAAGCGATTGGTCCGGGAGCGGTTAAAGCCAAGTGCGTTTTGCCCGTCTTCGGTTCTCCGTGCACATCCAGAATGAGCCTTCTCACCCGGCTGACTTTCGGTTTGCTGAAGTACCTCATTTCAAATCCTTTCTCAGACAGTGCAGCCGTCTAAGGAGTCGGAAAACCTCGGCCCCGGCGGCAATCTTAGAACGCGCTATGTAATGGTAGGAAAATCCGCCGTCTTTGCCCAATTGCAGGATATAGAAGTCTTCAATCGGGTCATCGGGGAAGTTCTCGTTCCAAAGCAAGCCGTAGGCAGCGACCTGAATAATGTGGTCCGGATAGACGTTGTTCGAGCTCTTGATATCCACAATGGCCTTCCGGTTCAGGATGGCCGCAATGTCCAGTGTGCCGCCGACTTGCAAAACCTCGCTTACTAGAGATAGTTCCGACTCCAACGGCTGGAATTCCACACTTTGCTTCCATTCGTGATATGCCTCGAAAGTCGGTGTAGCCAGGGTCAGGAGCTTCTTGGGGAATTCTTCCCGCCGGAATTCCTTCCCCCGAATATCTGCCTCGACATATTTGTGGCAGATTGTCCCGATGTCCGCCGCCTCCTTCTTGCTCTCACGGTAGTCCCGGCGGTTGAGCCCTTCTTCCCAAGCCCAGTGCATCAAGGCCCGAGAAGACCAGCCCAAATTGGCCGAGATTATTGTCGTTACTCCGGGAATCACCTTCCCTTTCCTGTTTTGGTATCGCATGTGCCATCCTCACAGGGTGAGAGGGGAGAGGGGGAAACCCCTCTCCTCTTTCAGTTAACCAATTAGCCAATCCAGACCTTTCGACCGTCGTAGTTCCAGCCGTTCTGCTTTTGCAGGAACTCCTCATCGGAGAGAAGCTCGGTGACGGCCTCAACCTGCTCCGGCGTCAGGTCCATCTCCCGAATAACTCTCATCCCTTTGGCCAGGAGAGTGCCTTTTTTGATTTCCCCGCCTTGAGCCGCCTCGACGATGACCTCGGCGGCAATGGCTTCAATGTCACCTTGTTCTTGGACGTCGGCCTCCCCAGGCAGGGCAATCAGGTCGGTCATTACCAAGTCTTCGGTGTCCTTGGCCCCCCGCCGCTCGGTCTTGATGCGAACGAAATGTCCTTTGAGACCTACCAAGTTGGTAATGTCTTCCGAGAGCTCTTCGAAGAAGGCCTCCGGAGCCCCGGCGGTGTAAATGGAGTTCAGGAAGATAGCCACCTTAGTGGTCTCTTTCAAAGCAGTGGCCCTCCCGACGGGTTGAATTTTTTTACCGTCAGGCGAAGGAGCCCAATCGTTCCGGTCCCCAACGGTGAAGTATTCGGTGAATTCCTCCCCGTCGTCGGTCTGGAAAACCACCTCCAACGCCGGGACCGCTTGCGGCATGTTGCCACGGTAATCGAACATTACGAATTTCGCCGATACGACCGTGGCGTCCCTGTCGTTCAGCAGACCGCCGCCAGCAATGTAGTTTTTAGGATTCAGCAACCCCATAGACAGGAACCTCCTTAATAGATTTAATGAACCAGTGGGGTGCCAGGTATTTGCACCTCCACAGCAGGCGGAAGGCGTCGTCCGGTATGTAGGACTTACAGTAGTCCTGGGCACTTCGGACACCTCGCCCACACGCCTGGATTAGTTCTCTCCAAGCAATTTGGTAACGGAGTTCTGGGTTTTCGGCTTCCCTGGCCCTGAAAATCTCTCCCCGAAAGACCGGAAATGGCACCTTTGCAATGATTTGAAATCGACACTCGTCACCAGGGAAGTCGAGGCCGGTGTTTACGGCAGGGCTGATTAAGACCTTGGGCTCACTGGTATTCTTGAAGACAGCCACCGCTTGCGCTATCTCATGGGCACTGGCGGGGAAAATGAACCGCGCTTTGTACCTGCTGAGTCCCAGGATGGTCTCAGCCCTGCCGTAACTCACCGTATGGATTATTCCTTTCTCATGCGGGTGGGCTTCCAAGATACGGTCAATAACGTTTAACCATAGCCGTTCCTTCCCAGGCGGAAGCCCATATCTCAAGGAAATACCGGTCCTCACCCAGTACACCGGGCGATTCTCCACAGGAAAGGGCGAATCAGCTTCCCAATACTCGAAGTTGGTTATGCCCAAGCTTTCAGCATGATGCGGAGTCAATGTGCCCGAGGTCAGGACGACGGTCTGCGTGCCCCTGAAAAGGAACGGTTCCACGAATGGCACAACTTTCTCCGGCCCGACTTTCCACCTCCTTCCTTTTTCCACCACGACTGGCCGGTGCAGCAGGCGACCGACCAAATCCAACTCTTTCTTCACACGGGCCAATGCCGCCAACCGGCAAATATCATTTTCTTCCCGCACGACTTCCTTGAGCACAGTAGTGAGCCCCCGGTGCCAAGCCTCAATGTCATGGGGCGGTGTGACCCGTGTCCGTAAAGAGCGGGCGATTGACACAAAATCGAGGTCGGCTGTCAGGAAGGCGGCTAAATGGTCCAAAGCCTTGTGCGCTTCGTCCAGTACCAGGTTGTCGAACCGCCCCAGGAAGTCCCCCGAAGCCAGCCAATAAGCGTAGTTAGTCACCACCATCCTGGCCTTTCGTGCTGCTTCCACGGCGTCAAAATAGAAGCATCCCCCGTCACGAAGGACGCACTCCTTGCCAAAATGACACGGGCCTTGTTCACATGAAGGTGCCCCTAACAAGCAACGATAATTGGCCATACCCCTGACTTCCACCAAACCATGTGGTGAGAAGTCCGCGGCCAGTTGGTCTTGGAGCGCTTTCGTCGACGTCACTATGACAGTTCTCCCGCCCCGGCCTATACAACCGGCGATATAGGCCAAGCTCTTGCCCACTCCGGTCGGCAAGCTCAACAAGAGAAAGCGCTCTTTTTGGTTCATGATTTTCTGGACAGCCTCCGCTTGCCCCGGCCTGAATTCCGCGTATTCAGCAAGCCCGAAGTCAGCCGGTCTTAGTTGCATCGCACGACGCCTCCCCTATGTCATCGAACAAGACAGGGGTCTTTTCTTTCAGGAGAGCCAGGACTTTGAGCATCAAATCCCTCATTTGTGGGTGAGCCGCCGCCGAAGTACGGAGCTTAAGGATATGCCGCCACTCCCGCATATTGGCCGTGACTACAATCCTGGTAGCAAGGGAATTAGGCAGAACCGCTCTCGCTTGCTCCGCCCGCCATCCGTGCTTGAGTAGGCGGTGGTAAAGCTCTTCGGCGAGGAGCATGGCCACGGCCCAGCATCTCTCTGTCTCAGGTAACTCCAAAAGCTCCGAAGAGTCAGTCGAGTACCGGCCAGGTCGCAGTACCTCGCACCAGACCGGTAGGACAAACTCTATTTCCCCCCGATACGTGCAGTACCGGGTTGATTCTTGGGAGTAGGAAGCGAGCCGGTGCCTGACTAACTCGTGGGTAACGCCCCGGTCCGTGGTCAAGGCGATGGTTGCGACAGCGTGTTCAATGACTGACTCGTGGCCTTTCTCCACAAGCCGTCTCACGAAGTCAGCCGCCTTTCCCCTCGGTTCGCTCCGGTAGCAGGTCCTTCCAGCCATTTCGATAAGCCGGAGCGGGTGCGGCGTGACGCTCACTATTTCTGCTGTTTGGCGTACGATATCCATTCCCCTTCCCTCTCCTCAATGCGTTTGTAAGCACGGGCAACCAAGGCAATAACGTCCTCAAGGTTAGCACCCGGTTTCGCCGAGCGGACAGTGTTGACGAAGCAATCGGCCAGGTGCCTCAAGCTCATACAGCCGTTTCCGCCGAGCCGACCTTCCGATGACCAGAAAAGCATGAAATCGAAGCCTGTAAGCTCCTTTCTGAGCCAACGTTCGGCATGCATCGCTTTTGCAGCCAAGTAATAGTCAAGCGCTTTCATTTCTTCTCTTCCCGTGGCAATTCCGTGGCAGGCCCGTGGTAAGGCCTCTCTCACCCACGGTTTGCTTTGTTGGGTTTATAACACCCTGTTTCCGCTTTGTCAACTGGTTTCCCCAATAAGCCCCTTTTTTTCCTGAAGAAAAGGGGAGGGGGTGAACAGACTACGAATCCGCAGGTCCCAGGTTCGAATCCTGGTGGGCGCGCCATTCAGTGGCAGGCGCGTGGCAAGCGGCTAAAGAGAGAACCCACTCGATTCCGTCTCTAAATCCCTCGGCGTATCTCTCGTCAACCCAGTCTGTGACCGGTAACCCGAACAAGTTATTCTCCACCCGAACGCGAACCTTCCCCGTCTCGTGTGTTTCCAGCCGTGTCCATAAACGCATCGATTCCCTCCAGAGCGGTCCGTACTTCCTGGCCAATCAGAGAGAGATAACGGTCTGTCGTCGTCGCCCTCTCATGGCCTAAGACCTGCTGTATCACTGGCAGGGGCGTCCCTCGCTCCGCCAACGCCGAGGCGGCGTTGTGCCGAAGGTGGTGGTAAGTGAACTTCCCCCCGGACAGCCGCTTTATGAGTTTCCATCGATAACCGTAACGAGTCCCCGTTCTCGGGTTGGTGAAGACCCAAGGGCTCCCCGGTTGCCTGTGTTTCCAAGCGTATTCCAGCGCCCGCCTGACGCTGGTAGTCATGGGAATTTCCCGAGGCGTCAAGACACCGCCCCGCTTTTTCCTGGTCCAAAGCGTAACACAATTACGCTGAAAGTCAACATCCTGCCAAGTAAGGCGGGACACCTCGCCGACTCTTGCACCTGTTTGCCATATCACGGTCAGAAAAGAGCGCTCCATCGGCGGGGCTTTAAGAATGGTTTGCGCAACCTCGCCCGTCGTAGGGACTACTTTCTTGGTCAACTGGACCGGGAGAGGTTTGACAGACTTGGCCGGGTTCTTGTCCAAAAACCCATCAGCAACGGCCATATTGAACAGGGCTTTGACAGCCCTCAGATGGCGGTTGACGTTATGGGGTGTAGTTTGCTTTGCGAGCTCAAGGATACGGTCTTTGACCATTTGGGGGGTGATTTCTGTCAAGAGCAGGTCGCCCCAGGACGCGAACGCCCTCAAAAGGGCTTTGGTGTCGCGATAGTGGGTGTGGGTGCAGTAGGCTGCTACATGCTCAATCCGGCGGCCTACCATTTGTCTGAACGTCACGCCGCCGAGGCCCGCCCGCCGCCTGGCCTCGATTTCGGCCTTGGCGGCTTCTTCGTAAGTAGCGAAGCCGCCCTTGGAATACCGTTTCCCTTGGTGGGAAAACCGGTATTCGAACCTTTTGGTGTCCCTGCGCCGGTAGACGCTCATACCATCCTCTTCATGCGCTTTTCCTCAGCCGCTAGGCGGGCTGTGCGACTGAGGAGCAAATCCAAGTCGTCAAGCCCTACATCCAGGGCTCGGGCCATAGCTTTCGCCAAATCGTAGGAGGGTTTCCGCTGCCCCGAGAAAATCCGGGACAACGTACTTTTGGAAACCCGTGTCCCCTGTGCTTCCATCTTGCGCTTCAGAGCCTCGATTACCAATAACTTCCCGTCAATAATGTATCGTGCCATGCTCAACCTCCCACCTTTTATATAGCCCGAAGTAGCCTCCTTGTCAACCCCTCCCCACACATTTTTTTGTGACAGGCCCTCACGGCCCTCACGACAAGACACACAGGGCAGGAAAAAGCAGAGGTAGGGTTGACAGGAGGGCAACATGGTGTTATCTTTTAGGCAGAAAGAGCAAGAGGAGGGCAACATGATGACCAAACGGCACTTCAAAGCGTTGGCTGAGGCGCTAAAGAACGTCCCTCGCAACAGCGATACCGAAGAAAATGTCTGGTGGAAAACAGTTCAAGCGGTCGCCCAAGTTTGCTTCCAGTTCAACGAACGGTTTGACGAGGAGCGGTTTTATGAAGCCGTAAAAGGAAGCAAGCCATGCCGGTCGTGAACTGACAATCACCCCCAATTAATTGACAAGAGAGCCGCTCTCACTGGGCGGCTCTCACTATTTTCTGGCCCTCCCCCCGCCTTTGGGGGGGGTGCCCGCCCGCCCAACCCCGCTTGTATATATCAGGCTAATCTATACCCCGCCGGTAGGGAAACAAGGTGCCCCAAAGCCGCACGGTTGACGCATGGAAAAGAGGTTGACAATGAGGAAACCCTGCCCCATAATAGAGGAAAACTCCTAGGAGGTGAGCCGATGAAACCCAAAGAGTTACAAGAAACCCTGCGCAAACTGTGGCTAGGTGGCAACCGCCAGGCAATACTGGTGGTGGGGCCTCCCGGTATTGGAAAGACCGAGATTGTCCGCCAAGTGGCGGACAGCCTAGGCTTTTCCTTCTCCGTCAGCCATCCCGTGGTGGCTGACCCGACTGATTACAAGGGTTTGCCCGCCCTCGTAGGGGAGCGGGAGGCAGATTTTCTGCCATATGGCCCGCTCCTGGAATTGGTGAAAGCTGACAGACCACACATTCATTTGGTAGACGACCTGGGGCAGGCGCTCCCCAGCGTGCAGGCCGCGCTAATGCAGTTAGTGCTGGCGCGGCGTGTTGGGGAGCACCAAGTCTCCCCGCATGTGCGGTTTGCCCTGGCAACTAACCGGCGCGAAGACCGCGCCGGAGTAAATGTGTTGCTGGCTCCACTATTGAACCGCTGTATCGTAGTGGAGCTCCAGCCCTCGGTCCGCGACTGGTTAAAGTGGGCCGAGCAAGTGGGGGTTCACCGCACGATTATCCATTTCGTGGAAATATTCCCTCGCCACTTGACCGAGCCAAACGGTAAGGAATTAGAGGCGGGGAACACTCCGCGTTCAATCGCCGCGCTGGACAGCGTTTACCGGCTGTTCCGGCGGCATAGCTTACTGATTGAACTTGTCCGAGGAACCACGACTACCGCGGTAAGCCAAGACTTCAAATGGTTCCTCGAGCACCGCGGCGAGCTCCCCCGCCTGAGTGATATGGTCTCCCGACCCGAAAGCGCACGAGTCCCCGAAAACCCAGCGGCGCGCACCGCCCTGGCCCGCGCCGTGGTGGCGCACGCGCGGGAAACGGATGAGGGTGAGGCGCGGCGGTTGCGGAAATATGTCGAAAGACTAGGTCCCGAAGCCGCGGCTATGTACGACGCCGAGCGGCGCTACCGTTAAAAGGGAGGGGAAAATAATGGGGAAAAAGACCCAGGAAGATAAGGAAGCCCGGAAAGCAATCAAGGGGGTTTACGGTTGCTTGTTTAGCGCCGCTAGGAGGCTCCCCTTACTGTTGTCGTATTTAGGACGCATACCCATCCGCCTAATGCCCAATGAGTACGGGCCGTTGGCCGCCGTAGACGGCCAGTGCCTGTATATAAATCAACCCCGCTGGGAGTCGCTAGAGCGGAAGCACAAAGAAACGGTAGTGGCTCACGAAGCCCTTCACTTGATACTAGCACACATACAGCGGCGCGGGAATCGCCAGCCGCGGCGCTGGAACTACGCTTGTGACGCGGTTATAAACAGAATCCTGATAAACGCGGGGTTTTCCCTGCCTTATCCATGTGTTCCCCCGGCAAGCGCCGAGGTATCAGCCGAGGAATATTACGAGCGCCTCAAGTGTGAAGATGACAGGCTTGTCCCTATTCCCGCGGTGGTGACGGACATAGCCGACTTACACGAGGCAGGTATCGCCGAAGAGGTGGAAGCGGAAGAAGGCGGTGACGACCGCGGAACCGGCCGTGGTGTAGCCACACCCTTGCAAGGCGCGGAGCACGAAGCCGAACTACTCGGCATCGCGGCCACGACCCTGCTCACTCGCGCTTTGCCTGGTCTGCGGCGCGCCATTGCCGCCTTTGCCGGTAAATGTGACTATGGGTGGCAAAAACCGCGGCAGTACGGACAAATAATCTTGCCAACTGTGGAGCCCCGCCGCCCCAGGGTGGTCATTGCCCTGGACGCTTCGGGGAGCGTGCGGGAGGTTTGGTTACGCTCCTACTGCCACACGGCAGGGGAGATTGCTCAAGCCGCCGGTTGTAATGTGGACCTAGTGTTCTTTGACTGGGACGTCAGAACCGCGGTCATGGACGCGACGCCGCCCTTCGGCAGGTACGCGGTCTATCCTGGCGGTGGCACCAATTACCGCGCCGCTTTCAATTGGGTGCAGGAGAACCGCCCTGGCGAGGCGGTTCTGCTTGTCTACTTCACCGACGGGAGGTGCCCCGACAGGATATGCGAGACTGAGCTGATAAACCTGGTATGGGTAATCCATCCGCGGCCGCTGGGTGCGCACCTTTATCATTATGGCCCGTGGAACCGTTGTGAAGGCGAGGTGATATTTTGTTAGAAGCCGTGTTCGTAACCGTGTGCCTGGCTTGCTTGCTGGCCGTTCTCTATGACTGGTTAGCCAGGTAAGCAAGCCGACCCGCCGCCCGCGGTTGCCCGCGGGTGGTTTTTTTTTGGGCTGGTGCCTGGCAAGTCCGGCGCTTACCGCCCACCGAGTCGGCGCGACTGCCCCGCCCTCTACCACGCCCACTCCCCCACGCCCAGCAATCACGCCCATGACCCACGGACTCACTGTCTGTTCGCCCCCTGGCCCGCCCCCTCGCAAGTCCGCGGTTTTCGCCGGTTTTCGCAAGGGGGGGGTGAGGGCCTCACGGCCCCCGCCGCCCCCTGGCCTACCCCGAAAAATTCACTGCACACCCACCCAAACTACTTGCCACACCGACCACTCCACCCTACCCCACCAGTCAACCCCTTCCCCCTCTGTCTTGACAACACCGAAAAAAATGACCCCACAATGCATTTTTTGTGTCCTCACTGGCAACAAGGTCTTGACAACTCGTTCCCAAGAGATTATACTATGGGTGGGCGGGCGGGGAAAGAAGGTAAGTATTCTAGTTCTAGCTAGTTCTAGATTCTAGGTCCTAGGTTCCTCTTCCAGGTCTTAGGTTTTATTCCTAGATAATGAGTGGCGACGTCCTCTTGACCGTTCCCGAGTTCGCCTTCCTGGTCAGCGCCAGCGAGACCCAGGTCAAAGAGTGGCTCAAAGCTGGCAAGGTCAAAGGGAAGAAGATTAAAGGGAGATGGAGAATCCCTCTGGAGGAACTAGAAAGACTGGGAATCAGGGCTGAGAAATGGCTGACCTGAAGGTTTGCGGGACGTGTGGCCAGCGGTACGTGAACTTCTGCGTGGCCTGTGCCAAGCGGTCACGTGAGGAGAAGGTCGATGCCCTCATGGAGCGGGTCGGCCTGACCGAGGAAGCCCTGGTTGCCAAGCTGGCCGAGCTTGTGGAGGCTGGTCACTTCGGCGCGCTGAGCCTGGCTATCTCCCTGCGTGGAATGCGGCCAGCCACCAAGACCGAAGTCCAAGTAGGAGGACAAGCGCTTGAGGACCTCAAGGAGGCCCGGAAGCGCCTTGCTGAGAAAATTGAAAGACTTGTCGGCCACCGAGTCGCGAAAGTTGATTAGCGGCCTGGGCGTGGCCGAGCTCAAGGCGTTCCTGGGTGAGTTGGATGAGGCTTACAAGCGAGATTTCTGGGCCTGGTTGATAAACGAGGTTTACACCCAGGACGAGGCGACTCAGAGCAAGCGGCCCTGGCCGGACAAAGCATATCTCCGGGACGTCGCTTGGCTTTTGCAGAATGAGCAGCTTCTCTTGCTTCCCAAGAGTCGCCGGATGATGATTTCCTGGATTTTGGCGGCTTACTGTGTGTGGAAGGCCCGGTATTTCCCTCACAACGCCGTCTTCATCCAGTCCGAGACCGAGCAAAAGTCCGCGTTCATCGTGGACAAGCGTTGCGTCTTCATTGAGGAGAACCTGGCCGAGCCGTTGCTCAGGCGCCCGTTCCGGTCGATTCGGACTCATCAGGGCTCTATTGGCCGCATCACTTACGAAGACACCGGTTCGTACATTTGGGCCATTCCCCAGGGGGAGGACGTCATCCGGACTTACACTTTCTCTGTCCTGTTTATGGACGAGTGTGAGTTCCAAGCTGAAGGGGCTCGTGCCTTGGCGTCAGCTTTGGCCATCGCCGAGAAGAAGGCTCAGATAATCCTGGTTTCCACCAGCAACGGGCCGACCGGGCCAATGGCCGAAATCTGTCGAGCTTCAGGTTTTCACAAGTTCCAGTGACTATGAATGACACATTGCTTTGGTGGCTCAGTCAACCACCGGTCGTCGGTCATCCGTACCTCTTTCATTTCATCGTGCTAATCGCTTGTATTTGGCTATGTCGGCTGATGCGCAGACCGGAAAGAAAAGACCGTTGAAAATCCTGGAGGTCATCGAGTCGCCGACCGGCTTTGTTATCGCTCCGGTTCACTACTCGATGGACCCGGAGAAGGATGGTGCTTGGCTTGAGCGGGAAATCGCCAAGTATCGGCGGGACAACGTCGAGTGGCTCAAGACCTGGGCGCGGGAGATGGAAATTGATTTCACTGCCGTCTCCGGGGCGCCCGCATTCCCCAACTTCTCCGAGAAAAATTTGGCCAAGGAGCTTCCTTACAATCCTTCCCTTCCTCTTTGTCTGTGCTGCGATTTCAACGTTGAGCCGATGGTCTGGCTCGTGGCCCAAGTTGTCAATGATAAGGTTTTGGTTCTGGACGAAATCGTCATGAGTCCGGGGACTGTCGAGGAAATGGTCCGGGAGTTCCGGAATCGCTATCCGGCTCATCCTGCCGATATCTGGGTTTACGGCGACGCGACGGGCCGGGCCAGGACCGCCCAGACGGCCCGTTCGTGCTACGATATTCTCCGCCTGGCGTTCCGTGGTTACCCGGTTCCGCTCCGCCTGAAGGTTCCTCTCGCCAACCCTTCCATCCGGGACTCCCTGAACGCCGTAAATCTCAAGCTCATGAGTCCGGATGGCGACGTTTCTCTCTACATTGACCAGGATAAGTGCCCCGAACTCATCAAAGATATGAAGGAAGTCGTCACTAAAGCTGACGGCACCAAAATTGTCAAAGTTGACAAGCGGGAAGACCCGTATTTCTGGCGTACCCACGCCGCTGACGCTCTCCGGTACTTCATTGCCAGGGAATGGCCGACTGTCCACAAGGTTTATTTGCGTCGGCAGCGGGTTCGTCCCCGTCTTTATTCCCGCTTGTTGGGGGAGATGTGAAATGTCCGATTACACCATTCTCGTGAACAGGCCCGACCACAAAATCTTGCAATGGAACCTGACCGGGGGCGACCCGGAGGGCACGCCATTCCGTCTGTTGGGCCGCTGTCTGGAGTTCAGCATCCAGGTGTTAGGCGATTTGGGTGGCGGCGTCATCGTACTCCAAGGGACTAACGAGGTCAATGGTAGCCCTGCCAACTGGGAACCGCTAATCAGGTTCCCTGGCAGCGGCCAGTCCCAGGTCAGCGCTCGGTTGTATCAATTCCGGCCTGTTTTGCTCGGCGGCTCTTCTGGAGCCAATGTCACTGTCTTGGTGAGGATAGCTAAATGACCTCGCGTTGTGACCTTTGTGTTTTTTGGGACGGTAACCGGTGTACCAATACTTTCCGCCTTGTCATCTTCATAGAGCCGGTTGGCGGCCAGGTCGACCTGGTTACCACGCCTGGCATGGTCCCCGACAGTCTCAAGGGCGAGCTCCACGAGCAGTTCAGTGCCTTGGTCTGTCGTTTCCTGGTTCCCCTGATTGAGAAGATGCCCGTCTGGGCCAAAATCAGAGAGTATCAAGCCCAGCACCCGGAAGCTCATGAGTGTCCGGGCCGCGTGGCCAGAGGTGCTCCTTATCTCCGCGTAATTAAAGGAGGAAGTGGTTCATGACTGCTTGGCAAAGATGGCTATGGGGTTGGGTAAAGATTGCCCAAGGTCTTGTTCTCGTCCTCTCCGCTGGTTTCTTCACGACCGGCTGGGATATTCGTTTTGTGAGGTGGCTCCGCAAAGATGCTGATTAAGCGTGGTCATACCGGTGCTTCCGTCCGTCGCATTCAAAGATTACTGAACAGCCACGGTTTCCGGGTACTCGTGGACGGTGTTTTCGGGCCGCAGACCGAAGCGGCTGTTCGGGCGTTTCAGCGCCGTGAACGCCTTCTCACTGACGGCGTTGTGGGGCCGGTCACGATGGCTGCTCTTGAGCGCTGCCAGCGGGATTCCCGCCGGGGTTTCCAACGCTATTGTCCCGTGTTGGAGGTTCTCGCTGAGGAACTCGGAGTAGACCCTTGCATCATTGCCGCCATCGCTTGGCAGGAGTCCCGTTGGGGTGCCGCTTTAGACCATGATTATCGTGGCGACCGGGGTCACGGTCGTGGCATCATGCAAATCGATGACCGGGCTTGGCGGCCTCTCTTCCATCCCGGTTATCCCAAGTGGTGGTATTCTCACGCGTGGGGTCTGGCCACTGGTGCTCTCATCTATAAGCAGGCCCGTGAAATCCTGTTCCGCAGTTTCCCCTTCAAAGATAGTGATTCCCTCGATTGGGCCGCCGTGGCCGCCTACAATTGCGGCCCTGGTAATGTGGCCTATCCCGAGTCTCCTTTCCATGAGAACCCTGAATGGTTCCTTTTGACTGTCAGCCGCCACACCACCGGCGGCAATTACGCCCTGAAGGTTTGGAAGAAATGGAAGGAACTCAAGAGCTCGCAAGACTCGGCGAAATCCTCGAGCGAGTCATCCGGGAAGAAGTTCGGGCGCATCTTAAGACGTCTCCGAGGCGTCACCGGCTGGTTGAAATCTTCGTAGACCCGTCCAGCGACCAGTTGTCCTGCTCTCGCCTGGGTATGTTCATCCTGGTTGCTGTCTTGTTTCCCGCTGCTCTTACCCTCCAAGCCGCCGGATGTGACTTGGGCGAAGCCTGGACCAGCTTTGTCGCTTTGGCCGGAACCTTGGCTGGTATCTACGGTTTGAACTCCGCCGCGCGCGTTTGGAGGGTGCGGGACAATGGGTATTCTCAAGATTAAGCACTTCGATGACGGGACCGTCGGCATCATGGTTGAGTTCACTGAGGAGTGGTCTGTGGGCGTTAAAATCGACCGTGACTACCTTGCCAGCGAGATTGCGTTCCCTCGTAGGACCGAGGACGGCTCTTGGATTCGCCTGCGGGGGAATCCTCTTTACCCGAAGGAGGCAAAGCAATGATTCTGTTCAGCAAAATCGGCCTCTGTCTTTTTGGCGCGCTTGCTTTCCTTTTCACCCTCTTCTACCACCGTTACCGGGCTGAGAGGGCCGAGGCCAAGGCTAAAATGGCCGAGAAGTCCCTGGAGGTGGAGCGTGAGGTTCAAAAGCGCGAAGAAGCTCTTGACCATGCTGACCTTGACGAGCTTATTGACTTTTTCCGCAAGTAGTTGTGTCCATCGGCCTGTGGTGGCCCCGCCGCCGTTGCCGTCGAAGCCGGTTCTGGCCAGCATCTGCGCTGACAGGAACGACCGGACCGGCGAGCTTGGTGCTTGGATGTCCGTGGAAGACCTGCGGGTCTTGGCCAAGTATATCAATCGTGTTGAAACCGTACGCGAGGTGTGGAAGTAATGCCTTCCAAATCTGAGAAACAACGCCGTCTTTTCGGGACCGCCCTGGCAATCAAGCGCGGCGAGACTCCCGCTAGTTACTCGCCCGAAGCTGCCAGGATTGCCCGCACTATGTCAGAAAAGGAAATCCGGGAGTTCGCTAAGCGGCCCCGGCGCAGAAAGAAGCGGAAGCGGGGGTAATTGTGGGTGATGTTCTTTCTTTGGCTGAGCGTTCCCACTTAAACGCTCATTGGAATGTGGAGCAGATGCTTGAGTATGCCCTCGAAACTATCAGGAGCGGCCAGTTAAGTGCCAACCGGGGCGTCGTCGTTCTTCTGGACGATGAAAGCCGCCCCGAGGGTTATGACGTCTACATGTTTGTGTCTCGCTTGGAAGGCGACCGTGCTTCTGCCCTCTTAGCGAACGCGTCTCTTCGCCTCCAGATGGTTATGTTGGGAATTCTCGATGATGGGCCTTGACATTTGTACCAGGAGGTGTTATATTAAATGGAAGAGTGCTTAAGTTGCGGACGCAGCGACCGTCCCCTTTTCCCTCTTCCTTCTTCCCTTAATCCTTCCCTCAAAGCTTGCATCGTTTGCCTCCAAGAATACGGTGAGGAAGTTCTGGCCAGGGAAGCAGACCGCCTCCTGGCGGCTGGAATCCCCCTGGATAATAAACCCCGTTGCCTTCTTTGCAAAAGCCCGGTGGTGGTTAAGCCGGATGGAAAAGTTCCTCTTTACTGCCGTTCCTGTCTTGACAGCCTATGGCGGGAATTGAAGAGCGTCTACAATATGGTACCGCTCTCCACGCCGAGGTCCTGAATCGCATTAACGCCCGTCTTAATCTTTCCTACGACAAGATTTCCCAACGTTTCTCCGATTGGGACCGAGTGGACCGGCAGGTCAGGATGTACCTCGACTTGACCGAGGGTGCCATTCGCGGGGACCGGACTACGCTCTACGGGCCGGACGGTACTCCGGTCCGGGAGATGCCGTTTGAGCGGTCTATCGTCATCCCAGTCTCCTATGCGGTTCTCAACGTCCGCTTGGCTCAGTACATGTCCATCCTCCAGGGCCGTAAACCGCTCTGGAGTCTGGAAGGCCGAGGCCCGGAAGACGTCCGCCCTTCCCGGCTCATGGAAGCGGTTCTGGATTACGACATGGAGCAATGTCGGGCGTTGCTGGCTATCTACTCGGCTTTGCAGGACGCCGAGAAGTACGGCATTGGTGTCATTTACGACGTCTGGACCGAGGAGTACGGTTGGAAGACGAATCCCCGTCTGAACAACCCCTTGGCTCGCCAGTTGGCTCGAATCGCCGGTCTTCCCTCGAACTTATGGCGGGTTTGGGGTGTAACTAAAGAATACAACTCCTGGACGTCCATCGACCCTTATCTGTTCCGCCCCGACCCTCGCGTTCCCAAGACCGCTGTCCAGGAAGGTGAATTCGTAGGGCACCGCACCTTTGTCAGCTACCTTTACTTGCTGGAACGGTCGGTTGAGAACGGTGGCATTTACTTCAACGTCGGCGTCTTACCGCGTTTCCGGGGTGAGACCACGCAGGAATACATTCCGAAGCGCGACACCATCTTGACTGCTGGTCCCGATTACCGGGCCACGGTGGACCCCGACGACAAGGGATATTTTGCTGTCGACCACATTCAAATCCGCCTCATCCCCAAGGAGTGGAAACTGGGCGACGGCACCACTCCTGAAGTCTGGTGGTTCTCCGTCGTCAACAAGGCCGTAATTGTTCGGGCGCACCGGAGTTCCTATGAGCACGGCCAGTTCACCTACGCCGTGGGCGAGTCTAACTTCGACCCTCACAGCCTGGACAACATGGGCAATATCGAGTCTCTGGCCGGGCTCCAGCGTTTTATTAACTGGATGCTCAACAGCCACTTTGAGAATATCCGCAAGACGCTGAATGACGTCCTGATTTACGGCGCCTCGTTCGTCGAGGAAACCGATATTGTGAACCCCGGCCCCGCCCGGCACATTCGCCTGACTCAGCGTGGTGAGGAACTGGTCGAACTTGGGATGCCTATCACCCATTTTGTCTCGCAATTGCCCGTAGTCGATATTACTGCCCCCCACTTGCAGGCTAGCCAGTTCCTCTGGGAAATGGTTCAGCGGATGATGGCCACGTCGGACCCGCAAATGGGCCACCCCACCCAGAAGAAGAAGACTTTGGGGGAAATCCAGCAGGTCATTTCCGGGGCCTCCATGCGGTTGTCCGTGGCGTTCCGCCTCTATGAAGAGATGCTCTTCCTTCCTTTGGTTCGGCGGGCAATAGCGAATCGGCAGCAGTTTACTACTTTGGAGCAGTACTACCGCATCACCGGCGAGGCTATTAAGGAATTCGCCGGTGCTACCCGTGAGCTTATTACTGTTTCTGATTTGCAGGGTAATTTTGACTATTCCCCTCGCTCCGAGGTTCTTCCGCCTGACCCGGCGAAGGCGGCAATGGCCTGGACTCAGTTCATGCTGGCTATTTCCAAAGCGCCCCAGGTGTTCCTGGCCCCCGGCCCGGACGGGAAACGCCTCGACCCTCGGACTATCATCAACGAGATGGCTCGTGCCCTAGGCATCAAGAACGTCAGTCAGCTTTACGTCCAGGATAACATGCCGGTTCCGCCGGTGCGGGTAGTGCCGGACGAGGAAGTTGAAAAGCAAGTTCAGCGTGGCAACATGGTACCAGTGGTGCAGCAATGAGCGACGAATTGATTGAGCGCCGCCGCAAAGAGTTAAACCAGCTACTCAAACGTTACAATGACAGTGTCGCCCGGTTGCAGGAACTCCGGGACCCGATTCTCCGTCGCTTGGTTTCCGAGATTGAGTCCTTCAAGCCGGGTGACAGTGGCGACAAGGCAGTTTATCTGATGGGGCGGTTGCGGGAGGTGGCGGCTGAAGTCGCCGGTCTGTACCGCTTCATCTCGTATTACGAGGGCAGACGTGCCCATTACGATAGGTTAGTCGGACGCCGACCTGTCGATAGCGACGGGAGCGTCGTGTAGGAGGTTTCATGGACGTTATGGAGCCAGAAGAGGTTGACATTATCAACGATTTAATTGATGGGCCTACCGGGGAGCCTCTCCCTGAAGCCGAAGCGGAGCCCGAGCCGGAACCGGAGGCCGCTCCCGAGGCGGGGCCGGAACCGGAGGAGGAGCCAACCGCACCGGAAGGAGAGCCGGAGCCCGCGGAGCCTCCGAAGAGGACCTACAAGTACCGGGGGCGTGAGTACACCCTGGACGAAATGGTCAAGCTCGGCATTCTGGAGGATGTCTTGACCTCCGCCGAGCAGCTTCCGCACCTCCAGAAGAAGTACTTGGAAGTCCTGGAAAAGGCTCGTGCGGCTGACGCTGCCAAACCGCAGCCGGGGCCAACTGAGGCCCAGCCTCAGCCTGCTGCTCCGAGCCCTGAAGTGGTTGTGGCGCAATGTGAGCCGTTGGTCAGGACTCTTGTCGACCAGGGTTATGTGGAAGAGGATTTCGTCCAGGCATACCCCCGATACGCGGCCGCTCAGGCTTACGCGTACCAGGAACTCCAACAGGTCAAGGTTCTTTTGGCTCAGGTCCTCGATTACCTGAGCCGAGAGCACATGGCTCGTATGGGGCAGACTGTGCGTGGCCAGCTTGAGTCCATATTCGACCAGCTTGCTCAACAGGGCGGTTATTTCAGCGGGCTGGCGGATAGGGCCGCACGGGACGCTTTTGTTAAGTATCTTGCCGACCTGAATATCGAGGCGGGCAAAATCAGTCCTGACCTCGTGGCCAGGGAGTGGGTGGCTTTCAACTACGAGAATATCGTCAAGCCCCAGCAGTCTGGCCAGTCTGACCGGGAGCAAGAGCAGCGGAAGCGTGCCGTAGGAGAAGGAAAAGGGGCTCCGAGGACCAAGCCGCCCGCGGAGGTCGATTTCGACCAACAACTCATGCTCGACTTAATCAAAACCGAGTAAGGAAGGGAGGTTAACCGGATATGGCCGCGATTCAGGGTATGCGCGGCACCGGTTCGTGGGGAGCCGACCCCCGTCCTAAGTCTTACCGGGAGACCATTCTTTACTTGTACCCTCACGGGAAATCCGTGTTGGTTCCCATGACTTCGAAGCTGCGGGAAGAGTCCGTCGACGACCCTGAATTGATTCGGGGCCTCACCTGGTAACAGGTGAGTGAAAACGGTGCTGTATGCGGGGACACCCTAAAGCCGTTGCCGACCACCAGAGTAAAACTGGCACGGATGCAACAATGGGCAATCCGCAGGTAACCGAGCGTGAACTCGTTTGGCTGGCCTGCTTCATAGATTGTGAGGGCAGCATCCAGCTTGTAAAAACGCACGGCAGTAAGAGCGCAGTTGCTCTTCATGCTCGAGTTCAAATGCCGTCAACCGACAGCGGCCTGGTTTACGAGTGTTACCGAATCTTGAACAAGCTCGGCGTAAACCCGTACATTCATCAGCATGTGTCGAAAAGCAAGAACGCTGCCGCAAGAGGTGCATACACTTTGTATTTTCAGCGGTTCGGCCAAATCAAACGGGTTCTTGAGGCAATCTTGCCTTACCTGGTTTCGAAAGCCGGACAGGCCAGGTTGATGCTTGACTACATTAACCGCCGTACTGACGGCGGCAAGCATAGCGGCAAGCGCAAACCCATTACTGAGGAAGACCTGAAGTACTGGGAACAAATGAAACGCCTCAACGCTCGTGGAACCCCAGAGACTATACGCACCGCACCCATAGACAGTGGGTGATGATATAGTCCGGCCCCATGCGAAAGTATGGGAGAAAGCTGGAATTCAAAGTTTTCATCAAGGGTCTTCCCACTCAGCGCGTCCTTGTTGGCGCCAACTACGATAACACCACTGACCCTATCACCATTACCTTGAAGACCGCCGGTGATTACACCTACTTCAAGGCCGGTCACGTGGTGATGAACGAGCGGACCCTTGAGGTTATGTGGGTCACTTCCGTCGACACCTCTAACAACAAAATTACCTGCAAGCGGAACGTGGGAACCAGCAAGGCTGCCGGTCAGGCTGACGACGGTCTAATCATCATCGGTTCCGCCCACGAAGAAGGTGCCGATACTCCGACCGAAATCACCTACGACCCCACGGTCGTTACGAATTACACTCAATTTGGGTGCGCCGCCTGGTAACAGGTGGATGAAAACGCGGCTATATGCTGGGAACGCCTAAAGCTGAGGGCTACTGCCAAGGTAACAATGCCCCGGATGCAACAATGGCCAATCAGCAGGAAAGACTTGCCTTTGTAGCTGGCTTGATAACCGGGGAAGGCTGGTTTGGTCTTACTTGTCAGAAGTCGGTAAAGCAGTTGAAGACCAAAAACGGCTTCACCATTTACCCCCGGTTCTGCCTGCAAATGAACGACATGGAAACGATGGAAAGCGTCGCTGGGCTCTTCAACGAACTGGGCCTCTCCTATCATGTCTCTCACACCAAAGGGGGAATGAGGATAGAGGCCGTCGGCATGAAGAGGGTGAAAAGGATAGCTTCCACCTTTTCACCATACCTTCAAGGCAATAAGAAGGCGGCGGCGCGGATAATCCTTGAGTATATCGCCCTGCGGGAATCCAAGCCTCAAAATGCCCCGTACGGCGATGAGGAATTTCGGCTGGTCAATCTACTCAGAAACGTCGTGAATGCAGGCAATGGGAAAAGGCAAGTATCCTCAGAGACTATACGCCGCGCCCCTGTCGAGGAAGCGAACAGGGTGAAGATATAGTCCATGCCCGTTCCGAAAGGGCGGGGGTCACATGCAAATCTTCCGTAACGCCGTGGCTATGACCCGGACCGCTATGAAGACCCGGCTGCGGACCGGTGACCAGGTCCGGCAGGCCCAGAAAGAAGCTCTTCTCCTGCATACCATCGAGATGGAGAAAGCGTTTATTTTCGGGGCTGGCAAGGAGGACCTGACTGGTTCTCAGCCGAAGCGGACCACGAAGGGCGTTGTGAATTTCATTTCCAGCAACGTTTTCGATTACAACGGCGGTGTGGACATTGACACCTGGGAGAACAACCTGGAAGACGTTTTCCGGTATGGCAACTCCCAGAAGTTCCTCATCTGCGGTGCTCGGGTTATCAACTGCATCAATAAGCTGGCCCGGATTCATTCCAAGGTCCAGCTTGTGCCGCGGGACGAGACTTACGGCCTGCGGGTGTGGAGCTATGTCACGCCGTTTGGCGAGCTTATCTTGAAGGTCCACCCGCTGTTCTCTGAGAACCCCACTTTCAACAAGTGGGGAATCATCTTGGACCTGGACCAGTTGGTTTACCGGTACCTGCGTGATTCCGACACCAAGTACCTGCGCAACCGGCAGGGTCCGGGCATCGACGGCTTCAAGGACGAGTACCTCACTGAGGCTGGCCTTGAGTGCCGTTTCGAGCAGACTCACGCAATCATCAAGAACATGGACACCGTGATTGCGTAGTTGGCAATCCGGGGGGAGCCTTCCCGAGGCTCTCCCCTCATTCCCCTTCGTTGAGGTGAGGCTATGGCTATCTCTGTCTCTATTGCCAAATACTACAACCCGGCTGTGGATTACCGGATTCGTGTGGCTGACGTCACTTTCGACGACAGCTACCCCAGTGGCGGGTACAGCTTGTCTGCTTCCGACTTCGGCCTGAACGGCATTATCTGTGTCCAGCCTCTGGGGCAGCTTGACGGCTATGTTTGTATGTGGGACCGGGCCAATTCCAAACTCAAAATTTTCCAGTCTGCCGGGTCTGCCGCCCCGCTGGCTGAGTTGTCGAACGGCGCGGACCTGAGCAATAAGAAAGTCACTGTCAAGGTCGAGGGTTACTGATGAAGGAGTATGTTTGCAGCCGTTTCCCATTCCTGAAGATTGGAAGTGGCCCGGACCAGGCACGCTTTGAGAATGGCCGTCTCATTACCGGCAACCCCAAGACCATCGAGTTCGTGGAGAACTCCGACTGGTTCGGTGTGTACATTTTCGAGGTAGGCGGTGAAGGCGTGGTGGTCGATTACTACGCTGAACCCGAACCCGAAATTGGAAACGCCGAAGTTCTCAAAATCGTCGAGGAGTCTGGCATCGGGAAATGAACTTCGGGGAATTCAAGGCGCTAGTGCGGTCCTGGCTGAATCAGGATACAAGCACGCTCCCGGACAATGTTCTGGATTCCGTGGTCAACATTTGCCGCCGTGAGATTCTTCGCAAATGTGACCTGCGTTACGGTGAGGCATCCGCCACTGTCCAGACGTCGGCGGGAACGACTGATTACTCCCTGCCCACCGGTTGGAGCCGTCCTCATACTGTCTGGTACCTGACTTCTGAGGGTGCTTTCCGACCGGTGTACTATCTCACCAAGGAAGAGTTTGACCGTCGCTTCCCCGACCCAACTGGAAACCCCGGAGCTCCTGGCTATTACACTGTCTGGGGCGGCCAGGTCTCATTCGGGCCTACTCCAGACAGCGTTTACAATATCAAGTTCACTTACTACCGTTTCTTGCCGGACCTCTCCGGTGATTCCGACACGGACGACCTGCTGGACACTGCTTGGGAGGCCCTGCTTTTTTACTGCCTGTGGTATCTGTGTTTCTACTTCTTCAATGACAATCGGGCTGACCGTTTCCGCCAGTTGGCCCTCGAGCATGTGGGCGACCTTGGTCGGGAGTACCGGCGTTCCGCCTCGGCGGCTCGCAGGCCTGTCTCTCGCGAGGTAACCTAGATGCCCGGTGAGATTGACGTCGTCCTGCCGCTTGAAGATGCCCGCGAGATGATGCGGGAGTTCAAACGTGCCCATCCGACGGCGGCAACCATTGGCGAATTCGTTGAACCCACGCCTCTGGATTATATCCTGGTTCACCCGGCGGCTGGTAAGGTGTTGATGGCTCCCCTGGGAGCGTACCTCCGCTACATTAAAAGCGCCCCGTGGGCCGAGCAGGTGGCTCGGTCAATCTCCAGGCGCTACGCTCGGTATGCTGGGAAGTCCCCTTCGTGGGAGTCCGTTCTTCCACGTGTGTCACAGCTGATGGACACCGCCAGCCGGTTCGTGGAGCGCGCTGTTCCCGAGGAACGTGTGTCGGGTGTCAGCCTCCGTGGCTCGTTTGATTGGAGTTATAGCCCCCCGAGGCGTGCAATCTACTACCCGGAAGCGGGCCTGAGCTACGATATTATTCAGTGGCTTGAGGGTAAAGCTCCTTTCCGGAGCGCTCTGGCTGGTTTTTTAACGCCGCTTGGTCATGAGAGTGGGCACCACTTCGTTTACAGTTATCGCCCCGCCGCCACTGCCAGCGATATCCTGGACAGCCTGGCTCGTATTCGCCGGAGGGAGCTCGAGTTTGACATAGCTGATGCTTTCAGGCGCGGGTGGTATCCGCCGTGGGGGGTTCGCCACACGGCGCGGTTATATAATTTCGACCCGAGCGATGTTAGGACGTTGGCTATGATACGGCTTCGTTACCTGCTTTCCAATCCAGGGGAACTTGCCGGTGACGTGGTAGGCTTCAGGTTTCTGGGTGTTCCGCCCTCCCGCATCCTTCCCAGGGCTTTTCCAGAGGAGGGACTGAAGCGGGAGGTCCTGAAATCCTTGTTAGTGGAGAAGTGAAATGGCGCTACCTACCCGGTTTAAAGCTGCCCGTATGACTAACTTGACGGTCGGCGAGTATATCGACGACCACGTGGGGGACCTCGAGCAGGCGATTTGCGATGCTCTCGGCTTCACCATCGACTCCGACATTACCGAGTCTCCCCTCTCCTGTGATAATGCGGGCCGAATTACCAAGCAACTACTGAGGTTGGCTGCTGCCGCTCCATGTGGAATCCGCTTCCGGGATACTACTAATGGCAAAGAGTTCCGCCTTGCTCTGAATAATGACTCCATCCTGATTGATGAGAACACCGGAACCGAGTCTTCTCCTACTTGGACGAACCGGCTTACCATTCGCCTTTCCGATGGCGCTCTCGTCGGCGACCAGTCCTTGGTTGCTAACCTCCTGAAAGTGATAAACTCCGGCAATAACATGCAAGCCCTTCTCCAAGCTTATGCGACTTGGGCAGGGGTGAGGCTTGAAGAAGTAGCATCCGGGGATTTCGTTCGGCTAAGGTTGAAAGATACGGGGGAATTCTTCCTCGACACTCCGACGGGAAACATTTTTCAAGGCAACCTCACCGATAAAGTGGTCAACTTTGTACATATCCCCGTCCTCCCCGCTTCCGACCCGACTTCTGATAACCAGGCGGCCCGCAAAGCTTATGTTGACTCCCAGATTAGCTCTTTAAAGAAGAAGATTGTCATCCCGCATACTTGGGCCATACAGGGAGAAATCAAGGTTCCTTCGGGTGATGACAATTACATCCCTCCCTTCTTTGTCCCGGTTCCGCCAGGACAGACGGCTAAGTTGATTAAGGCTCGGCATCGTATTAATTCCGGTACTTCTGTGACTGTGAAGTTGACAAAGAATGGTGAAGATATATCGGGCTGGACGGACATTTCCGTAACCACTACCAGCACTACTACGGATGCGGCGGATGTAACCTTCTCTGATGGAGACGCATTGGCTCCGGTGGTAACAGCGGCAGACGGCAGCCCCGAAAATATGACTTTCACGGTCTGGCTGGAATACGAGGTATAAGATGGGCGTAACTTTCAGAGATTCATGGAATAACGTAGTTCACCAAACTACCACTTTAACGGTGCAGAAGCCTACTAACGCCCAAACCGGAGACCTGCTGATTGTTTGCATCATGGCCCATCATTTAACTACCCAGGCTATTACCATTAATACTCCTTCGGGCTGGACGGCCATTCAGGAGACCGACATTCTGGGGAGTAGCAGGTCTCACATGGGCACCTACTGGAAGATTTTGGAAGCCGGGGAGACCAGTTGGGACTGGACGGAGGCAAACGGAAAGAACGTGGATGCCTGCCTCGCCTGCTTAGCTTACTACGGCCATGACCAAAGCAATCCCATCTGCGCTTCTTCTGAGGTGGCTGAGGACGACGGAGACAACCAAGTAACTGGTACTGGGATTAACATGAGCCGGGATGGGATATTGTTGGGCCATTTCGCCTCTTCAAGCGCTTCTCCGGTTACCTGGACACCCCCTTCCGGTATGACTGAACGGATAGACCAGGCTACTAACCGCCCGTCTTACCGGGATGCCAGCCAAGAGGTTTGTGAGGAGGTTGTAGGCTCGGGGGCTACCGGCAGTCGGACGGCCACCGCTTCTAACTCGATGAATTATGCCGGTGCCCACATGGTGGGTATTATTGAGGCAGCAGGAAACCCAATCGTAATGATGATATGACGAGGTAAAACATTATGGCAACTGTGAATTACGAAATCGTTACTGACAAAGTCAACTACAAAGTGGTGAAATGGGCCGGTCTCGCAAACGGCGATGTGGGCCAGGCGGTTGAAATGCCTGGTTACATAGTGAAGTCGTTCCAGGTCAAGGGAACCTTCGGCTCGGGCGGCAAGGTCGCCATTGAAGGCTCTATTGACCCCACCCCCGCCTGGAGGACTCTGAACGACCGCTATGGTGTGCCCGCTGAGTTCACCGAGGCGGGCATCAAAGAGATTGGGGAAGCAACTCCCCTCATCCGGCCTAACGTCGCTGCCGGAGACGGAAATACTGATTTGACAGTTTATGCATTCTTGGTGAGCTAAGATGAGAGGAAGTATTCTTCGTCGTAGGGTTCTGCCGGTTGCTTACCTCCTCCGAGACGAGTTCCTCACCGACCGTGCCGCCGGTGAGGTAAATGGCACTCCTGCTGAGCCGGGGCCGGGGATAAGGAATGTTACCGACGTGGAAGGCAATATCTCCATCAGCAACAGCAAGCTTGTGATAGACCAGGCTACTGGTGTTTATGGGGAGACTGTTTATCTACAAACGGTCGCTAGGGAGGCAGGGAGGATAATAATCTGCAAGGTTGACCAAGCTGCTTTTGGGAAAACGAGATATTTTGGGGTCTCCAACAACATAACCGCTCCGTATGATGGGTATTGCTTGTTTGATATGGGCGCCGCCGGGACGGCAAGATTATACAACCACAACTATCTTGGAGACCATCCCGCAGAGCAGCCTTTTCGGGCAGCACAGGTTCTTAGAAGTGCTGGCTGTTATACTTTTATCCGTCGTAATGGTTTATGGCGGTTGTATTATGTTGACGGTAGGGGTAGCGATATCACTGTCTATGTGCACCTTGGAGCGCAAGGCTCGGGCGTTGCGGATGAGACACATTACGATTTTCTACGGCTTCCCTCTGCCCTCTACCTCCCCTCCCCCCTCGCCTCTGACGGCTTCTCCCAAGCAGGCACAACCGACGGCAAAGGCCACCCTGAAGGCGTAGCAGGCGGCCTTGGCTCTGGCGGAGCAGGGCTTTCCTGGCAGTCTGGCGGCTCCACTTGGAGCGTGAGCGGCGGGAAGGCGGTGAATAGCCCTAATGTTGGCGACGAGATGATAACCGATGGGGATATGGAGCAGGACAATGTGGATAACTGGCTTGATTACGGCACGCCAGTTACCAAAGAGAAAAATACCACCAACCCCATTAATGGGGTGAGGGATTTGCATATTGTTACTGATAGCACTTTTGAGGGTGCTAAGCAGAGCCTTACTCTTAATACCGGAACCTTTTACCGTTTTGAGGGGAAGCTTAAGGTTGTTTCAAGTGCGTTTTCTCTTGTTCTCCATGATGGGGCAGGGAGCATTGTGGTTACTCCAGCGTGGGGTGTGAGTCCGACAGAGCCGACAGCGTACAAAGGAGTTGGTCTCGTTTTTAACGGTGGGACAGGAACGGTATTCCTGTCTAATTGGAACAGTGCCGGTGGCGAGGCTTATTTTGATGACATTAGTGTAAAACCGCTTATTACCAATGAACTGCTTCAAGGTGTTCGGGTATCCACCCCTGACGTTTTTGCCTCAGTTGAGGTTACTTTGGACAACCATCTTCTCGGTGGATTGGCTTTATGTGTTGACGACAAAGACGACCCCAAGAATTTTGTGCTTGTCTGTTTATCCCGTGCAGTAGGTGAAACGACTGACAGGGTCAAAGTTGTAAAATTCGTGAATGGCGTTCCTGCTGTAGTTTCCAATGTTACCAAAACCTATGTCCCCGGTGCTACTTTAAAAGCAAGAAAAGAGGGCACGAAGTTATGGGTATGGTACAACGATGAACATGTCTGTAACGTCACAATAAGTAACGAGTCCATCATCAACAACCGGTTACATGGCACGTTCAGTGTGGGCAATCCCAACGAAGTGCAATTGGACAATTTCGTGGTTTGCCCGGTGGGAAGCGAGGGCCAATACTCGTTGTTCGACAAATGGGCAAGGGATTAATCACTATCCTACTTTTGTTTGTCTTTGGTTGCTCAGCCATGAAGCCCCCTCGCCTCTTGGTGGTAGAAAGACACCAACTCGGAGGCCATCTCGGGGCCTACATGGGCGGGACGATTTACCTTGCCCCTGGGGCCGATGAAAAAGTTTTAACCCACGAACTGGGCCACTGGCTGGGGGGTAAGAACGAAAGAGATGCTCAATGGTATGAAATTTATCTGTGGGGGATAAAGTGAAAGCTTTCGCATTAATCAAAAACATTGGGCAGATTGACTCGCTTGAATACCCATATCATGGGTACGTCGAGATTGAGTCTTTTCGCAAAATCGGTGCCTGGAAGCCATTCATTATTTCAGGTACGAAAGAGCGACTAAAGAAACTCAATTCCCTGCCCAATGTAATTGGCTTGTGCGTAGTGACTGAGACCGGGGAGACAAGGTGGCCCGAGCTCGATGAACCCGTGGCTGAAGCCCTGCGCTCCAAATTGAATAACTGGCTTGAGGAGCATGGCTATCCGACCATTCCCGAGGGCTGGACTAACCGGCGGGTAGTGAGAGAAGTCGTGGGACGGTTTAACGACCAATACAATATCTTTACCGATTACGATGTAACGGACGAGTGATAGCAACGATATGAGATTTCATTTGCCATTACCCAGTGCCGGGTTGCGTTCCGATTTGCCACAGGTCGGGCTTCCCCTGGAGGCCGCTTGCGACCTGACCAATTTGGTCTACCGCGGCGGTAAGCTCTTGTCCCGCCCCGGCTACGTTAAGTTCGGGAGTTCCCTGTCTCAACGGCCCTCCAATATTTGCAGCTTCAGGAGCGAGACCGGCGTTTTCCACGTCGTGGTGGGCACGACGTCCGGTTGGTGGCACTGGGACTTAAGCACGAAGCAGTGGGTCGATATCACCCAAGCGGGCAACGGCCTGAACGGCATTCCGGAAGTTCCTCAAGTTTTTCGGGTTTTTCACAAGAATGGCGTGGCCTACCTTATCGGTGTGAACGGCTTCAACGACGTTCCCAAAAAGTGGGACGAGTCGGCCAGCACTTACAGTGATTGGTCCGGTCCGCCGCCTAAAGCGCGGTGCATGGCGGTTCTGGCCAATCGGTGTGTCCTGGGCAACGTCTACGACACGGAGCCTCACCCTACCAGGGTAGTCGTTAGCTCCTTCAACGATTTCGAGTCGGGTTATGACTCGGTCCAAGTGGTGGAAATCATCGACACGCCCGGTCCTATCGTGGAAATCCGGGAATTGGGTAATTTGAACGCAGTAATATACAAAGAAGACTCGATTTACCTAATCACGGCCCAGGCGGCTTTGGCTCCTTTCCGTATTTCCCTAAAAGAGGCGTGGGTTTCCGGGCCGGTCTCGCCGAAGGCAGTGGTCCCGACTCCTCGGGGACATTACTACTTCTCCCTTGACGGCCACATTGTCTTCTTTGACGGCGTGCGTTCCAGGGTCTTGCGGGGACCATCCGAGGCTCTGCTGGCCGCTACGGTCGATTTCTCCAGAATCAGGAAAGCGTTTGGTTTCTATGACGCACGGCGGGGTGAGGTTTGGTTCATTTACGCTGATTCGACGTCCGAGGAGCCGAACCGTGGCGTGGTGGTCCGCCTCCAAGACGAATCCGTGTGGCCCGTCAGGTGGGCGTCGCTGCGTCCCGTTTGTGGCAAGCATTTGGAGGTCGAAGAAGGAACCACCATCGGCGATTTGACCATGACCCTCGGGGAAATCTCCGGCACGGTTGGTGATTTGAGTGCGGTTTCGGTCCGGCCAGTGCTTTGCGACGTGGGGGGCCAGGTTTACCGGGAGAGTGGCAACTCTGATGACGGCACTGCCATCGACGTCATCTATGAAAGTGGCTTGATTCCCCCCTTTGGTGGCATGCGCTCCACCCTCCGGTCCGTGGAGCTCTTGGCGCGGCGGAACGGCGGCACTCTGACGGTGAAGGTCGGGAAGTCTGAAGGTGGGGAGTCCCCCGCGTACACTAACGGGAAATCCGCTGACCTGAGTCAAAGTGGCAGGTTACACCTACCTCACCGAGAGGCTGGCCGTTACTTTTCTTTGCGCCTTGAAGGCCCTTTCACGACCGAACTCGACTACGAGGGCGCTTACTTCGACGTAGTCCAGGTAGACGGGAGATGAATAGTCGCCTTTTGCCTGCATTAGTAACGTGGCCCGCTCCCCGAGATTCCTGGGAAGAGGACCTGCTTTTCTGCCTGGACTGGGCTTATACGCTGCTCTCTGACCGGTCCGAGGAGATGATTCTGGAGGGGCCGGATGCCGATAAACCGGAAGCCGAGGGCAAACGTCGGTTTTACTTCGCTACGGACACGAACAAGCTCTACTATGACAAAGGTTCTTGGGTCGCCATCAACTGACCGGGTTGTCCTACTCCAGCGAGATGACCCGCTTTCCTGGCAGTTAATGCCGGTTTTCTGTCGACGGGTGGCTCGTTTCTGTCAGCGATACGGTTCCGAGGCCGATGTTCCTCTTCTACTCCGGGCTATCGAGGTCAACTTCACGTCCGAGGAACCATTCTGTCTGGGAGCCGTGGGCCTTCGTGGTAACCGGGTAGTTGGTCATGTTTTCGCTTCCGTTGACGATTGGTTCGGGGTGAGATTCCTCACCTTGGTTCAGTTCGAAATCGACGTCCCTGGCTTTGACCGGCACGCCCTTCGTGTCGCCTTTTCTAGAATTCTGGCTTGGGGAAAGACCAAGGGCTGCCGGAAAGCTCAACTCTTGGCTAGGGACGAGAGGTTAGCTCGTTATTTCAAGCGAGTCTGGGGCTTCAAGCCGGACAAAATCCTAATGCGAGGTGAACTGTAAATGGGTGGCGGCGGAAGCAGCGGGTCCAGCACCAGCGTAACTAAGGCCGAAATTCCTAAAGAACTCAAGCCTCTGTACCGCCAGACGGCTCAGTACCTTATGACCGGGCAGTCCATGTTCCCGTTGTGGGGCAAAAGTTCCCCGTTTTCCTTGCTCCCTTCTTCTCGTCAACCTTACACGCAGCCGTCTGTGCAAACACCTTCCCGTGAATTACCGCCGTATGCGCGGGAATGGCCGTATCCTTGGTCTGGGTCGTCGTATACGCAGGAGTGGCCATATTCTTGGTCTGGGTCGCCATATATCCAGCAACAGCCGCAACTGGTCTCGGCCCCGCCGCCATTTATGCCTGAGTTGCCTGCTATCTCTACTACTGTGGAAGTCCAAAGTCCCAACTTCCTGACACCCCACCCGTTGCAAGTAGCCCCGCTGACTCCGTACCAGGAGTTCGCTCTGAATGAGTTGCTTCCGGGCTTGGTGACACGCCCGGAGACGTGGGAAGAGGCGGTTCAATTTACCCGTGCGGCACCGGCGATTGGCTGGATGCGACCAGCTTTCACCCCCATTGCCCCGGCCCACGTGTCGCCTACCGTGGAGGATATCGAGTCTTCCGCCTATTATCAAGCGGCTAAGCGGGCGTATGAGGAAGGCGTGGCTCCGTTGATTGAGAACCAGATGACCCTGGCCGGATTGGGCCGCTCCTCTGCTTTGGCCGACGCCCTGGCTCTGGGATGGGGTCAGGTCGCCCCGAGCGTGGTTCAGCAGGCGGTGGCCGCTGAGCAGTGGAACGAAGCCCAGCGCCAAGCTATGGAACAGTGGAATGTGGCTCAGGAGCTCGGCTTGACCGAACGGGCTATCCAGCGGGCTGCGGACCTATCCGCGGGGGCCGGTGCTCAGCTTGGCGGCTTGGCTCAGCAAGATATTGGTCGGATGCTCTCTGCGTACCAAGCGGCTTTGTATGGCGGTGATGTAGCCCGCCAGGTAGAGCAAGCCGCCAATGTGGCCGAATTGGAAGACTTCCTGCGTCGTCAAGCTTTGGCCGAGCAGTTCTTGTTCGCTCCGATGGGCTTGCTGATGCAGTCGGTCGGCCAAAGGACCACTACCACGACTACACAGTCAGGAGGTAAGTGATGGCAGGCGGAATCATGGCCGGTAGCACACTTATGAAAGTGGCTCCCTTGATTTTCACTGCCGGGGCGATGGCCACTAAAGACCGCACCCTGAAGGACCTGTTGTCTGCGGGCGCGTTGCTGTCCAGTGGTGCTAATTTCCTGTCTGCTCCGGATGCCGGTGGTATAGACAGAGCGACGAAGGCGGCAGAAATCGGCCTTGGTCTTGGCAACCTCTTGTCTGGCCAGGAACCGGCAACCGGGGCGTTTGGGCCACCGGTTCCTCAGTTCCAGACCCGGATTCCCGCGCATTTGTACCAGCCGACGGCCAAGCAAGGAGGAACATTTCTGAGCCGTTATACCATGAATCCGAATTTCTGGAGGGCGCTGACTGGTGGATAGTCTGGCGAAGAACCCGATAGCGCAGCTTATTGTCCCTGTGGTGATGGGTGGTTTGGCATCTTATTCCCGTCCGGCTGCCCGCGGTGTGGTTGGCTTCGGCACCGGCCTGGCCATGATGAACAAGTTTTACCAGCAGGCCCTGGAACGCGAGCGCCTGCGGAAGTTGGTTGAGGCGGCTTCGCAGGTCCCCACGTCCGGTGTGCCCGCCGTCGACTACCAAAAAAGGCTACTCCAATATGCAACCAGTCCGTCTGACGCACTCGCCATTGCCGGGCGCATCGGGGAGCTACTCCGTCCTCGGTATTTCTCGTACGGTGGCACGGTCATCTCTGTGAAGCCTGGAGAAGAGCCTCGCATCCTCGACACCACGTTGGGTGAATTGGCCGCTCAACGCGAACTGGAGACTTACAAAAAGAAGCAAGATGTCAGGAAGCGGGTTTCGACTGAACTGGCTCTCCTGCGGCACGACCTGGACAAAAAGCTGGCTGTGTTTGACCAGGAGTTGAAGCAGGTAGCGGGTAAGCAACTGACGCCGCAGCAGGCGCTTGGTATCCTCTCTAAGATTAATAGCGATATCACCACGACTTTGACTGCCCTGAACACGGCCTTGCAGAATGCTCCGCTCGACGAACAAGCTAACATTCAGGAGCAAATCAATGAAGTCCTGAAGCGGAAGCAGCAAGTATCCCGCTACATGGACGTCTACATGTCGTACGTGGACCCGAGCCGGAAAAGCAAGGTCGATGCTCTCTTGAACCGTGGTGTGTCGCCTCTCATCATCCAGAAGTACCTGCAATGACGACAAAGCTGTCCTGGGAAGACGCATCCCTCCTGGCGTCGCTGAAGCTCGGGCGCGACCCGAAGCCTGAAGAGGTGGCCGCCGTCGTAGCCGCCGAGGCCGAGGGAGTCGACTTCGACCACCTCATGGCTGTCATGGCCGCCGAGGGGAGCAGTATGAAGTCGGTCTCTCCGAAGGGCGCCCGCGGCGTGATGCAGATTATGCCCGGCACCGCTCGGGAGGTGGCCAAAGAGCTCGGTGTTTCGCCCGAGAAGATATTTTCCGACTTAGAGACCAACGTCAGGGCCGGAGCTCGCTATTACCGCAGGATGCTGGACCAGTTCAAAGACCCGGTTCTGGCCGCAATGGCCTACAATGCCGGTCCTGGTCGTATCCGTGCGTGGCTCGCCGGACGTTCGTCTTTGCCTGCCGAAACAGAAGCTTACCGCCGTAAAGTCGAGGAATTCCTCGGTTCCAAATTGTCAGTCCAACCGTCCCCGCCTGAAGAAAAGGAGTCTTTCATCCCCGAGGTTCACACCCTTCCCGGTGAGCCCGTCACGCCGTGGGGAGCCGGGGCAGCTTTGCCAGAAATCCGCCCCCTTTTGCCAGAAATCCGCCCCCCTCGTCGAAAAGTTGAAGGCCCGTGGGAGCCGCTTGCCGAGCTCGATGTCAAAATCCCGGTTATTCGGTCAGAAGAGAGGCCTTCGCTGCCCAAAAAACCACCGGAACCGCCGAAACTTTCTGCCCCGCTGCCAGTCCCGCCCCCTCCTGTTCCTCGCTTGCTGGCAGCGCGGGAATTGCCAAGGGAGGACCCGCTTGGAGTAATTCCCGAGTTCGGCTTCGTCCATGAGGCACCTGACCTGACCAAAGTGCCTTCTGCCATCAAGGCCGGGTTTGTTGACCAAGTTAAGCGGTTTATTGCCGCTGTTCCCCCCGTTTCTGCCACGATGGGGGCTGGAATTGACGTCCCCATCACTTCCCCCCTGTACAAAGCCCCCGAAACCAGGAAAGGAAGAGCCAAGGTCGCCGAGAAAGTCGGCGAGCTCTTGATGCCCGAGGAGGAACGTCCCGAGGCGAAAGGTGTAGCTGAGGCCGCTATCCTTGGCGCTGCGGAATCTATTCCCGCCCTCCTCGAACTGGTCAATTACTCCCAGTTCGCCGGTCCGCTGGCCGGGACGATGCTCGCTCCGTCCGTGGCGTTTGGCATCATGGGGGCAACCGAGCCGGAACCTCTCAAGGGGGCCGTGACTGGAGCGGTATTTGGTGCCGCTCTTGGCGGCCTTCACGAGGCTGTCCGCCCCATCAAGGACTTGGTTTTGAAGTGGACCGCTCGTCTCGCTGGGGGGGCGTCCGTGGGTGCTGGTCAGGCTGCTCTGAGCGGTGCCGACTGGAAAGAAGTCATCAAGCAGGGCGCCCTTTTTGCCTTGTTCGAGGCGACCGGCGGGAAACATGAGGTTTTCGAGAAGAATCTTTCTCCTGTTGAGAAGGCTGAGGTAGCGAAGGCAGTCAGAAGCAAGAAGCCGAGCAAGAGAGCAGTGCAGGCCATCGCCAAGGCTGCCGCCAGCCTCCCCGAGACGGCGGGCCGCAGGGTAGGTCCTTTGTCCCCCGCTTCTGCCGCCCAACTACAAGAGCGCGGCGTCCTCCCTGTTGGTCCCCCTATCAGCCCGTCGAAGAGGGCCGCTTGGGAACGCAAGGCTGAGGCCCTCTGGGAAAAGTGGGCACAAGTAGACGCGGAAATCAAGAAGCGGGGTTCTCGGGCTCCTAAGAAGCTGCTTAGGGAAAGAGACCGTCTGGCCGACGAAATGTCCAAGGCACGGCAGCGGGCTGCTCAAGAGTCAGTAAGGGAGCTCCTCCAGTCGCCTTCCCTGAGCCCCATCCAGAGAGAGGTTCACCGGCTCCTCCAGGAACGCAAGCATGGCGAAGCTTACAAAAAAGCGCAGGATGAGGCGCGCAAGCTTGTGGCCGACGAAGCTGACCTCTCCGACGCTGAGAAAGACAGCGTGGCTCGCGATGCCGCTATTTCGTTCGCTCAGACTGTCGGCCCGTTGAAGGAGCCGCTGGAGTTCTGGGTCAATCTTTACCTCAAGGCTCTCCGGGTCAAGAAAGAGGCGAGGCAGCTTATCGACCGTTTGGACAAACACCTGTCCCCCTCTGAGGCCGCTTCCGTAGCCGCCGAACTTGAGGGAAAGATAACCCCCAGTCCGCACGTCGCCGAACTCGAGGAAGCGGTAAAAAGGGCCGAGGCTCGTTTCAACCAGTTGGCCGAACTGTCTGCCAAGGAGACCGGCGGGAAGGTGCCGGGTTATGTGGTAGAGCGCAGCTTAAATGTGGTTCCTTTTGACCCGACCGACGTCTCCTTGCCTGGGTTAGGTGCTGCGTGGAAAGGGAACCTCACTACCAGGAAGTCCCCCTATTACGTAGACGGCGAGACTCTGGTGGTCCGGAAGGCCGTTAAGCCGGGCCAGGCGGCCAACATCCTGAAATCCAAAGGCGAGCAAAGTTCGGCTCATGCCGACCCCGACCAGTGGGCGGAGAAAGTTGTCGGAATTGCCGAGAAAAAAGCCAACCTCAAAGCTGAAATTCTCGGCGAAGACGGCGATTGTGTTTACTTGGCCCCTGTAGGCAAGGAAAAACCCGTTGTCGTCCTTGCCAAAAGCAAAGTGGCTCTTGTCAAAGAAGCCACGGACTTTGACGAAGTTTTCATCAGTTCTGACGCTACTAAGCCAGCGGTTTTTAAGCAAGGCGGCCAAACGGTGGCTATCGTTGCTCCTATTAGCGGGGGCGATTACAGAATCTCCCCGGCTGTTGTCCGTAAAATAGCCGCCGGTGGCGAGAGGACCGGCCCCGAACGCCTCCACCGGGACCTCAACCGCAGCGCCGTCTTCGTTGGAGAGTACGACCAGAAAGAGACCGCCGTCCGCCGAGAGTACTTCGTCCGCAAGCTGGAGGACGGCTACGGCCTTTACGAGGTTCTTATCAAGGAAGGTGAAGTCCGGAACGCCGGTCTTATCAAGACAGCTAAGACCTTGGGGGAACTTGAGCGGTACGTCGACGGTCTTGCCGCCGTAGCCCCGTGGTACAAAGCTATCGATTTGACCCCGGTCAGGGGCTCCGTTTTTGGAGGTCTCAGCGTCGGCGTCGACCCCACCAAGATAGTTCCCGCCGCCAAAGTTCTGGCGAGGGCTGTCCGCCGCCAAAGAACTCTGCCTCGTGTCGGGACAGACCCGAAAGCTGCCAAGGTCGATGACATGTACGAACGGTCCTTCCACGCCTCGCAGATGGTCGGGAGAATCACTTTTGAGAAGGCCAGAGATTTCTTGAGCCGCATGGTACTTGACACTTCCGCTCCGGCAAAGCGGCGGCTTCTGCAATGGGGCGGGAAACCCGCTATTTACGCTATCACCGAATTAGATTTAGCTCGTGGTGCCACTCCCAGAGGGGCTTGGGAATACGAGAAAGTGGTCGGCAAGGTCTTCCGCGGCCTTTCTTGGTCCGAAGAAACCCTTCTCAACAAACTGGTGCACACCAGGAACATGATTGCTATCCTGAAGCGCCACCCACGGATGCGGCAGCCCGAGAGACTAAAACTGGACGAGCTTGAGGCGTGGCTGGACGACTTCATCCGCAATGTTCCCGAGAACCTGCGCAACGAGCTATGGCGGCGGTCTAACCTGGTCAGGGAGGTATTTGACGAGACCCTGCGGGAATTGCGCGACGAGGGTCTGATTTCCGCCAAACAGTACCGGGATATTATCTCGTCCAAAGAGTATTACAGCGCCAGGTCCTTCCTGAAGTTCATTGACCCGGTAATAACCAAGAAGCTGCTTGGCCGCAAGGTCCACGCCAGGGACAGCGGCGTCGAATTCCTGACCAAGGGTTCGGAAGACCTTATTGACTTCAACTTACGCCGTATTCTCAAGGAGGTCCTGGTCCGGCGCTACACCAGAATCTATAAGAACCGTGCGGCCAAAGCTCTTTATAGGTTTGTGAAAGAAAACCCCGATAACCCGTGGGTTCGCGTCGCTAGGAAGCGTGGCCGTGGTGTGGAGAGGCCTGGCCCAAATGAGTCGGAAATCCTTGTCTGGATTGACGGCGAGCCCATCCGAATGATAGCCAAAGACGAATTCGCCCAGGGATGGGTGGTCTCCGACCCGCTAGTTCAAAGTAGCTTGCTGCGCCTGCTTTATTACCTGTCCGGTTCCTTCATCACCAAAGCCCTGGCAACCGGCCCCCTGGCTCCCTTTTTCTTCCTGACTAACCTTCCCAGGGATATCATGTATGCCTACGTTACCGCCCTCGGCCCCGAGGGTGAGGCAATTTTCTCCCGCGCCCTACCTGTTTATGTGACTCAAATCGGCAAGTACATGGTTCGCACCTTCAAGGACGCCTGGAAGCGTGAAGGCCGGTATGAGGAAATGCTCGAAGACGGCATGGGTTACGAGTTTCTGACTCACACCGGCTTAACTGAGGTCGGTTTCCGGGCTGGGCGTGTAGCGGATTTCCTGACCAAGCTGGCCCGCATCGGTTCCAAATTAGGCGAGGTATCTGAAGTTTGGGTCCGGATGGCTATTCGTGAGCGCGCTTTGGATATGGGCTACGACCGCCGCACCGCCTCGTGGATTGCCCGCAATTACGTTGACTTCCACCAAGGCGGCTCCTTCGCCAAGTTTATTGACTCTTGGCACCCGTACTTCAACGCCAGTATTCAGGCCACCCGTGGTCTTTTCAAGGCGGCCAGGAGAGACCCGAGCTCGTTTACCCTCAAAGTGGCCCAATTATTCGCCACGCAGTTCATGCTCAGTCTTTTGTGGCGCTGCATTCCCGAGTATTACGAGGCGTACAAACAAATCTCTGACCATGACAAACGGAATAACTGGGTATTCCCGACTCCTATCTGGGAAAAGGACCCGACCGGCGACAAATCCTATTACTTCTTCAAGATTGCTAAGGACCAGGGGCAGAAGCTTTTCGCTACCATCGCCGAGGGCCTCGTGGCAAAAATGTTCGGTGAGCGGTTCGACTGGGAACAGGCCTGGCTGGCTGCCCAAGATGCTCTGGTCCTCGTCCCCGCTTCGTCTCCGGCCCTTATGTTCACTCTGGGATATCTCTCGAACCGCGACTTCTGGCTGCAACGTGATATTTGGCGCGGCGACCCGCATGTTAAGGAATGGGCGCAGTACTGGCTGGAGCCGGGCCGCCGCAGTAACCCGGTCCTGCGCTTCATCGGCGAGTCTACCGGTCTATCTCCCGAGAAGCTGAAAGTGGCTCTCCAGCAGGTCTTCACTCGAGGCAATATTTACGTCTGGGCAATCGGCAACGCCCTCTGGCGTCTTACTGAGGGAATGCCTTGGGAGATGGAGGAGCGTACTTGGGCGCAGGTCCTAGCCGATATTCCCGATATCCGCCGGGTGTTCTCCCGCACCAGGCCGTTCCAAACTCAGTATCCGTTCCTCAAGGAGCAGTTGGAGAAGTCGGCCACCGAAGCCCACGTTATCGACCAGCAGTTCGTCGACTTGGCCGACCGTTATTATTCCACCAAAAACAAGCGGGATTTAGAAGCCTTAAGCAAGTTCCTGGATACATTGCCGGTCGAGAAACGGAGGCGCTATCTGCGGGAGTTCCGGATGGGCGAGCGCCTCTTCAAACAACCCAACGCGCGGTTCTGGCGTGCCCTGCGTGGCATCTCTGACCCGCGGGCTAGAGCTCGCGCCTTCTACTCGGTGTGGGCATGGTCCGCTCCTGACCAGCGCGAAACTCTTACTCGTCAGCTTTACTCCAATCCGGGAGTCAGGTCCCGCAGATTCATGTCGGAACTGCGGTCGCTTATGAGAGAACATAATAAGCAAGGGTTGCCATAAAGGTAAGGGGTTGACAAACCTCACCTAAGAGTGTATACTCTGGGTGGGGGGGAGGGGCATAATATATGGAAACTTGGGTTATCACCAGCGTGGGTGGGCTCATATCGGCCATGTTCTGGCGCATCCTCTCTCGCATGGAAAAAAAGCTGGACCGAATCGAGGAGAGGATGGTGAACCAAGAGGAGTGCGAGAGGAAGCACCAGGAAGTGGAGGAGATGCTATGGGGACACCGCCACGAGGATGGGGTGGTGGTGGTCAAAGTGGAGTGAAACTCGTAGTCGCTATCTACGACGTCCATTTGGAGCCAGGAGCCCCACTCCACCCGGCGTACCTGGCAGTCGAGAATTTTATCATTCGGAACCAGCCCGACGTTCTCGTGATTGGGGGGGATTACTTGGATATGGGTTGTTTCTGCTTCCACGATGCGGATAAACCCAAGCGGCTGGAGGGCAAGCGGTACTGGCTCTCTTGCCAATTAGGTCGTGAACGGCTTTCCAGGCTCCGGGAGCACGTCGGAGAGATGCACTATCTCATCGGAAACCATGAGCACCGGGTGATTCGTTATATTGAAAAACACCCGGAACTCGACGGCTCCCTTGACTTGGTGCGGGATTTAGGCCTGCGGGAGATGGACGTCAACGTGGTTCCTTACAATGAAGTGCTCCGGCTGGGCAAACTCAATTTCATTCACGGCTGGTT